CTATGTGATATTGATTTTTATCAGCCAACCATTTCCATTCAGGAAACAGTTGGCTTTTTTATTTGCCTCAAGCTCTATTTTTCTCGGAGCAGGTGGAGACGGATGTACCTGACATTTGAGCTTTTTCCCTGCGGGCGGCCTGCAGGAGCTGCTATTCATCATCGGATATGCCTGCTGGACAGGCAGGTTAGCTCTTGGCATCCGTGTGCTGCTGGAACCAATAGGCAAGTTCGTCACTTGTCATATTTCCGGCAGCAACATCAATGATGGCCGTTTCCAGCTCAATATCCTGATAATGCAGCTTTATAGAATTGATGGTTAGGTAAACAAGGGCTGCGTGTACTGCTGTGCGCTTGTTGCCATCCCGGAAAGGGTGATCTTTAGCAATGCCGAAGCACAGCCGGGCAGCTTTGGCATAAACATCTGGGTACAGGTCTTCACCTCCAAATGTTTGAAACGGTGCATGTACAGCTGATTCCAGAAGGCCGTGGTCATGAATACCTTTTTCCATAGCGAATACTTTTTCAAGTTCTTCGTGAAATGAAAGAATATCGGCAAGTAGTAGCTGGATGTTTTCGGCAGTGTTGCTCATTTATTCTCCAGCTCCTTGTAGAGATTATAGTTTCTTTTCAGTATTTCAGCAGATGCCTGCTTTATGCGTTCAGCTATTTCAGGGGAGTTTTGGCTTGTAAGTATACGCTTATCGGTGTTTGGTTTGGAGTTCATTGTAAATTCTTTCATAAAAATCGTCCTTTCGTTATATTGAGTGGTTGTTTCCAAAAGTGAAACAACTACTTTTTATTTGTCTCAAGCCCTATTTTCTTCGGAGTCGATAGAGCCGGATGTACCTGACGTTTGAGCTTTTTCCCTGCGGGCGGCCTGCAGGAGCTGCCATTCATCATCGGATATGCCAGCGGGCCGGGCGGAGCTGTCGGCAGGGGCATGGTAGGCGGCAGTGCTTTCTGCCACATGGTCAGAGCCTGGGAAGCTGGCTGGCCGGGCGGATGTGTCAGAGTGTGACACGCCCATTACTTCTGACGGATGTGGAAAGGGCTGAGCAGATGGGGTGGCTATGGGCTGGCCGCCGTTTTTGTGGGCAGGGCCGGGGATAAAGCCTGGGGACTGGAGCTGATGAGTTCCACGGCTTGCATGTATGGCATTTGCCACCTGCAGGACATAATCCACAACGGCATCCTTGGCATCCGCTGGCAGTTGCAGCCATTGCCTGGCAAAGATTTCCTGCTCCGGCGTCAGGCTGTATTCCTTTACCAGCTGCTGGATAACTCCGTCCTCGGTGCTGGTATACATCTCCCCTGTGCCATCCACAAGCCATTGTTCAGATACATTGAAGTTGGTGCAGATAAGCTGGATAACGCGTTGAGTAACGGTGTTGCCATCTTTTTCTATATAGCTTGCTTGAGATACCTTTATTCCTATTTTTTCACCAAATGCAGTCTGGTTTAGACCTAATTGTTTGCGTAATTCCTTAATTCTTCCATTAATAGTCATAACAAAAACCTCCTTGTATATATATTATTACGAAAATCGGAAAAAGTAAAGAGAAAAGTTATTGACATTTTCTAAAAATCGTAATAGAATATAATCGAAAGTTACGATAATAGGAATTAGCGAAAGGAGATGGAAAAACATGACCAACGAAATTTCAACTAACATTCCAGCAGGCCTCCGGAAGATTTTCAACACGGTCAGGGAACTGGATACTGACTCACAGGAGCAGATTTTCCGTAGTGCATCCATTTTTGCTTACGGCCGTGTCAGTGGCAGAAAAGCAGATTACGCCGAAGGCTACAAAGCAGGCTACGCCAAGGCCATGGCAGATGCCAAAGCTGGCCAGCCAGCATAAGCCCCGGCCGGGCGGAAAGGAGAAGTGGCAGGTAACTATGAAGCGTATTCATCACGAAGCTCTGAAAAAAATAAAATGGATTTTAACAAAGCGGGCATCCCAGGCAGTTAACGAGGCAAGTGCCAAGGCACCGCGCTTCTACCACTGGCCATCCAAAACTGCCAGCCGCTGGAACCCATGCAGATGCCTCATCTGCAATAACACTTTCGGTATGATGACGAATCACCATGCCGAGAGCCACGGCTTTGCCAGTGCGGATGCGCTGATAGCATCCGGCAAAGTCACATTTCTCTAATATAAAAATCTGTCAGATAAAGAAGGAAGAAAAATATGACGGATGTCAAAGATGAGTTCCTGAGAAATCTTAATGCTAAATTGCTTAAAAATTTTTCAGCCCCGCAAATACAGGATATCAACCAGGCATTAATGCTATGCCTGCATGGTATCACAATGACAAAGCAGTGCACGGATTTGGTCGTGCATCGGGATGATAATACAAAAATATTGAAGTATTATTTTGCAGCTAAGCAGGTGGCTGGATTAAGCAAAAGATCGCTTGAATTCTATTCATCTACTCTATCAGATTTTTTAAATGTCGTAGGAAATGTTGAATTGACAAAAGTAGATGTTATAGCCATTCAATATTTTTTAGCACAAAAGAAACAAAAAGGAATAAAAAATGTCACTATTGATAACCACAGAAGAAATTTAAGCGCATTCTTTGGCTGGTTACACAAAAATAAATTTAGAAGTGACAATCCAATGGACCTGATACCAAGAATAAAATTTCCCAAGCGCACTAGAGAAGCTGTTCCTGAGGAAGATTTAGAAAAAATTAGGCAAGCATGCGACATCCGAGAACGAGCTCTCATTGAGGTATTTCTAAGTACTGGATGCCGAGTGGGCGAAATTGTCCGCATGGAAAGGCAGCAGATAGACTTTGAGAGAAGCGAAGCTATAGTGCTTGGAAAAGGAAACAAAGAACGCAAGGTATTTTTTAACGAAACAGCTAAATTCTATTTACAACAATATTTAGCAACAAGGAATGACAATAACCCAGCTTTATTTGTCAGTGATAATAAATTACATCGCAAACTGGAAATATCAGGCATTGAGATTATTGTTAGAGAAGTAGGGCGGAGAGCAGGGGTTAAAATTTTTCCTCATAAGCTTAGGCATACGTTTGCCACAAGAGCAATAAATAGAGGTATGCCAGTAGAGGTACTCCAGCGGCTTTTGGGTCATGAAAGCCTAGATACAACGACAATTTACGCCAAAGTCAATGATGAAGAAGTTAAGTATTCTCATGGAAAATATTGTTACTGAGGTGATCACATGGAAAAAGCCTTTATCAAGGAGATAAGGAGCGTTCAGTGCTCCGATCCATATACAGCATTTTTTGACATGCTGTATATGGCGATGTCAGAAATTAATTATCGGCAGGATAAAAATACAGCCTCTTACTTGGGATTGAATACTGCCCGTTATCAAGGAAAAGACAAAGAACATTTATCCAATGCTTTTGCTTATGTGATGATGATGATGGAAGAACATGCCAATAAGCGTAACTTTTATGATGTGCTAGGCAGGCTATTCCATGTCCTTGAGCTCCACAACCAGGACCGGGGCCAGTTTTTCACTCCGCAACACTTGGCAGATTTACTTGCTTCTCTGGGGGCTGATATAGAAACGTTGAAAGAGCGCAATGTACTGACTGTTTGTGAGCCGGCCGTTGGGGCCGGAGCCAATGTATTGGGATTATGCAATTACTTAATGAAGCTTGGGTACAACCCCCAGCAGGTGTTGAGGGTTGAAGCCTGCGATGTAGATATCAGATGCGTAACAATGTGTTACTTACAGATGACTCTGTACGGCATACCTGCAAAAATCATCCATGGTGACACATTGAGAATGGTGGAGAATAAAACCTTCTATACACCGTGGTGGATGATGAATAGGGGATTTATGGAAGTGAAGTGTTAATATGTACAATGAAAAAGAATCCCTTGTTCACGAGGTCATAATTGCACTTACAGAGCATTTTGGACGAGAGGATGTTTTGCGCATCCGGAATGTACTATGTGAAAAGCTCCAGCTTTTTGATGTACACGCGGTTAGCAGAGAACTGATTGCTTACAATGACACAAACAATGATATCCTAAAAAGTTTTGTAGTGTGCAAGACCATTGAAGGATTATCTCCGAAAACCTTGAAGCAATATGGATTAAGCATAAGGGATTTCCTGAAGACGATGAAAAATAAGTGCCTGAAGGAAATTGATTCAGTAGATGTGCAGTATTTTTTAGCTGAAAAAATGAACAAGGGATTATCAAGGGCAACCTTGGACAACAATAGAAGGATATTAAGCACTTTATTCTCATGGATGGTAACAAACGGTCATATTAATACCAATCCAGTAGATAGAGTGCCATGCATAAAAATGCCAAAATCAGTAAGGAAACCATTTTCACATGCAGAGATAGAAAAGCTTCGGGCTGTTGCCCCGCTGAGGGAGAGGGCCATTATAGAAATGCTGCTTGCTACAGGCTGCAGGGTGGGCGAAATAGTTGGCATCAAGATTCAGGATATTGATTTTGTCAAAAAAAGTATTGTGGTGCTGGGTAAGGGCAACAAGGAACGAACTGTGTTCTATAACGAGTCTGCTGCTTATTGGATGAATGAATATTTAAAGAAAAATCCGCGTGAAGAATCACAATGTCTGTTTCAGAGTATGAGGCGAAAAGGCGGGGAGACCCAGCCGCTAACCATAAATGCTCTGGAATGGATACTGAGAACGCTGGGCAGGAAGGCGAAGGTGGAAAACACCTATCCGCATCGCTTTCGGCATACCTTCGCAACGATGGCTGCTGGAAAAGGAATGCAAATCGACCAAATACAACACATACTTGGGCATTCCCAAATAAAAACAACTTCTATCTATATAGGTACGGACAGCCGTGAGATAAGACATTCTTATGAGAAATACTGTCAATAGAAGATTCTCCCGCCATGCCGGGAGCCATCAGAAAGACTGAACCACCCTGGTTCTTCGGTATCACCACTTTCTACCAGGGACAGGGATAAGGATAGAATTTTGTATGGCTTGTCTATCCTGCTGATGGCTGCCAGCATGGCGGGAGAAAAAGAAAAGCCCTGTCGGATATTCAGGGCAATACTTCTGCTTATTGCTAAGCGTTCCGGTGTAGACTGCACTGCCAGTTCCGAGACTGGCAGGATAAGTACCTCAAATACTTTCGCATCGCCAGCGAGGTACTGCCGGAACGATTGCGAAAGTGGGATTAGAACTTCTCAATTCCGTAGGTATCAAACCAAAATTTTTTTCTGACTGACCATTTTTGCCTACGGTCGCGTAAGTGGCCGTAAGGCGGATTATGCCGAAGCTGGCCAGCCAGCATAAGCCCATCCGGGCGGAAAGGAGTATATATGGATAAAACATTCGAAAAGGAAGAAAAAGAACTTCTCTTAGAAATTCAAAAGTTTTATTGGGAATACTTACAAGAGTATATGGCGCGGGAAGATGCGGATATATATGCGGTGAATATGGGAATAGGGCTATTGCGGGGGCTTATCTATATCTCTACAAAGTTCCATTCAGACAGATCTGTTGGCCCGTCTATAATACCATCCAGTCTGTCCCAGGGCATGTAACCTGTCACATGTAGGTAAACATTATCAGCTGCGGCGATTGGCGAATCATATACATCAAGCACATTGCCGTTGACGGCTAGATGCCACCTGATACCATCCCAGCAGATACAGAAAGTACCAACTTTACTACGAAAAAGATACATTGTATATCACCTCTCGTGGGTGAATATATCACAAATGAAAGAATAGTGCAATATATTACACTATTCGGAGGAGTGGAAAATGCAATTTAGTAATTTTTTACAGAGAAACATTGGCGAGGTCAGCCTTTATAGTTTGGCAAAACAAACGGGCATCTCGCTAGGTCAGATAATTAATTACAGCAAAGGCAAAAGCGAACCGAGCTTAAGGAATGCAGATAAAATTTGCCGGGCATTAGGTGTGAAATTGGTGCTGGGAAAATAAAAGCCCCGGCCGGGCGGAAAGGAGAAAAACATGTACAAGCCAAAAATAAAAGAAGCAGAGAAGAATATGCTCATATTCTGGAGGAGAAAACGGCAGGCTGACTGCCGCAGGGCAGCCAGGCTCTTTTATCAGGCACGGCAGCTTGGCAAGGCCGCTGTGTTCATCTGGAATCATAGAGCAGATGCCGATCTGAATGAGATAACCAACATGCGCACAGCTGTCATGCTTCAAGCCAGCCAGCTCCGGGCAGAAGCCAGGCTACTCCTTGCAGAGAATGATGAAAAATTTTGGAGATAGGAAGCTCCATGAAAAAAACTCCCGCCATGCCGGGAGCCATCAGAAAGACTGAACCACCCTGGTTCTTCAGTATCACCACTTTCTGCCAGGGGCAGGGATAAGGATAGAATTTTGTATGGCTTGGCTATCCTGCTGATGGCTGCCAGCATGGCAGGAGAAAGAAAATTAAAAGCAGCAATTTGCTGCGATATGCAGCAACTTTGGTCAAGACTGCACCGCCGGTCTTGGGTAAATTCACCCGGCAGGGATAAGGAAGTCTCTTACCAGCCATTACCGGATCCCCGGCTTCCTGCCGAAGTTGCTGCATATCGCAGCAGAAAATGAACTAGGAGGAATATATGGAAGACAAAAGATTTCAGAATCCAAAGATAAGCTTCCTGGAACAAAATAATTGCATAGATTTCGCCATACGTCTTATGGCGAAAGAAATAGCAAAGTCTATTGTGGCAGATGAAAAAGAGCGCGAAAAAGCCCAAGAGAATAGTGTTCTCACTGGCTAATAAAATCTCATATCAAGTTAAATGGAAAACAAAAAAGGAGAGTAGAAAAATGAGACCTATATACATTGATGAAGACGGCTGTAAATATACAATCGGCTTTGGTAACAGCAAGAAAGTTTTCTATATATGTGTTGCGGAGCCAGGGCTAGTAGATACATACCGTCCTCATCCTGTACTGCCGCACATGTATGACAAGGATTTGGCGGTGGAAATGCTGGAGGCCTATGCAGCCCGCCGAGGGCTGAGGAAGGTAATGACAAGTGAAATGTGACATTACTTCCGGCAGGCATACTGACGCCACCAGGAATGCGGAGCGAGATGGCGTCAGATGCCGCATCTGCGGCAAGCCATCATTCGTAAGCTCCGTGATATGTCCGATGCACCAAGGGGCGGTGCACATGAAGCACTGCCCTGACTGCGAATATTTCGTGCCGCTTCTCTGGACATGCAGTTATTACAGAAGAAAGCAGCTTGGATAGCTGCTCCGTAGCCACCAGCACCTGACACCCATATATTCTTCCTGATGTATACAACTAGAATCCATTTTAAAACATTTCCTTTCAATAAAAGTAACAACCAATTTCGTCAGGTGCTGTTGGTTGCGTAGTGGCTGCCGCAGCATACCCTCTATATTATATAGAAGCAAGTTTCAGCAGGAGCATTTCGCTCCTGCCGGAGCTTGCGAAAAAGAAAAGCGGTGGTGGCCGCTTTGGGGGCTTGTAGTAGGGTATTAACAAGTCTGCATATCTTAATTTCATAAAAATAAATTTTAAAAAGTTCAAATTTAGGTGGTGAGAAGATGGCCAGCGTTAGAAGAATTAGGAGACATGCATCCAGCATGAACAGGAAAGCGGAGTTCATGCAGGTTATGTATCTTGATTTTGATTCCAGTTCTTCTAACGGTGATCACCTTCGCCGGGGCAGGAAAATTTATAAAGAATCCATGCCCAAGCAAAAGAAGTTAAACGAGAAAAGGGCCCGGAGATACTTCGAGGCTCTGGTAGAAGCAAATTTTAAGGGAGGGAGAGATTTAGTCCTCCATCTGACATTCCGGAAAGAGAATTATCCTGAGTCAGAGGAAGAAGCAAAGAAAAGAGCAAAAGCATTCCTTCGGAACATCAATGGCAAGAGGAAAAGGAGAGGCCTGGGCAATGCCAGATACATCATCGTCTTCGAGGTTTCCAAGACTGGACGGTTCCATTTTCACATCATCATGGATGGGGAGATGGACAGGGATACCGTGGAGGCCACCTGGACGCATGGGTACTGCAATGCAGACAGGCTGAAAGCTGACAGCAGAGATGGCCTCTCCGCCATCATCAGCTATCTTGCCAAAGGCGGGGGGAATCTCCCATCCGGGGAGGAAAACGAAAGAAGCAAGTGGCAAAAGCGGTGGATACCATCCAGAGGGCTGGTGCGCCCATGGATAAGCGAAGCTAAAAGCAGCATATCCAAGAAGCGGTTTGCCAGCATCGTGGAGCTGCCGGAGGACAGCGAGCTGTTCATCAGTGCCATAGAGAAGGACAACAAGGGATACCGAGTCCAAAGCATAGAAAAGTCCTTCAATGAGCAGACCGGGCGGTGGTATATCTTCTGCCGGATGAGAGTGAAAGAAACAAAAGATAAAGAACATATCCACAGGAAAAACACAGTCAGTGGATAAAAAAGAGGAGGGGAGCGGACTGAATGAGATTTGACACAATGCCCTGGGACAAGGATTACGATGCAGAAGCGCACCGGGCGGAGTGCCAGAGGATGTATGCCACCAACAAGCTGAAGGGGCAGATGGCAAACGATGCCGGGCATCTGATGGAAAAGCAGATTGAAACCGCAGCGGAGGAATACCTGCTGAATGGCATCGCCAAAGTTATCAAGGTGCCGGAGCCATTCAGAGTGGTAAAGAAATACCGCAACGGAAAAGCACAGATATATTTTCAGGAGCACGCAGAGCCGGATTTCATCGGGAGCATATACCCGTCCGGGCGGTGCATCGTATTCGAGGCGAAATACACTGACACCACCAGGATACGCCTCAAGGCGGTGACGGAAAATCAGCAACGTGCCCTGGACACCCATACAGCTCTGGGAGCAATCACGGCGGTGTGCTGCGGCATCCAAGGCAGATACTATTTCGTGCCATGGAAAATTTTCCGCGACATGAAGCGAATCCTGGGGCACTATTCCGCCAGCCAGCAGGAGCTGGAGCCTTTTGAAGTAAAATTCACAGGCAATGCAATCATGTTCCTGCATTACAAGCGGCCAAAGGAACACCGCCTGGAATTTATGCGCAAGTACAGCATCGCGGATGCAGACGAAGACATGAACAAGAAAAAGGAGCAGACCAAATGACAGAAAACAGAATAAAGAGAAAAATGCGGGTGCTGAGCATCTGCAACCTGAAAGGCGGCGTGGGCAAGACCACCACGGCCGTAAACCTTGCCGGTATCCTTGCCACGGATTTTGGCAAGAGGGTGCTGGTAATAGACAATGACCAGCAGGGAAATGCCAGCCAGTTCTTCCAGGTATTTCACCCGGACAACATCGGCACAGCGGAAATCCTCTGCTTGGAAAACGAGATTGATGACTGCATCAAAAAGACGTCCAATCCAAACATCGATGTTGTTCCAGCCAACATGAACCTGGCCGCTGCCAATCATGATTTAATCAGCAGAACCAGCGGTATGCCGACACAGATAAGGCTTAGAGAAGCACTCAAGCAGGTGGCGGAGGATTATGATTTTGCCATCATCGATAACGGCCCGAACCTTGAGGTCAGCTTCATCAATGCCATAGTTTCCTCTGATGATTTCATCATTCCGGTGAAGATAGACAAGTACAGCTTCTATGGCATATCCACCCTGATGGACCAGATACAGGACATGTCATACTGGAAACCCCATATCAATTTCGTTGGCTGCCTGGTGACGATGCAGCACAGCGGAAACCAGCTGGAGAACGAGGGTGTTGAATGGCTGGCAGGCGGCCATGCCAGCACAGGGAACCAGCGGTACAAAATCATGAACACGAAAATTAAATATTCTCCAAGAGTCAATGATACGACTTTTGGCTCCGAGCTCATAACGGTATTGAGCGGTCGGAGCCAGGCGGCCAGGAATTACAAGGAGCTGGCAGCCGAGTACCTCGAGTTTGTTGCTAATAACGCAGTTGATGATACTGCTCGCGTGTGAAAGGAGGTACCGCGATGGAGAGGATCAAAAAGGCAAGGTGCCGTGCAGGCAGTTATCCGGTAAGAAGCATCACAAAGCGCAATGTGCTGGTGAAGCGTGTTGCCATCCGGGCGGAGAAAAGTCAGCTCCGCCAGCAGAGGATAGATGCCGCGCTGAGTGAGTTCTGCGAGAATATCGGCATGGAAAGAAGCAGCCTGACATGGGGGAATATAGCAAAGGTAATGCTGACCACATTGTCAGCATGGCTGATGACGTGCTTGGTGGTATAGGAGACAGATATGACAATTATCCGGACATCAATTAAGACATGTTTGATTGTCCTTATAGCACTGATTTTGATGTGACAAAAGCAAAGGAGAAAGCAAAATGCCAAAGTTTAGTATAACTGCTGTTGGCAATGGCGAAAGCAAGCCGGCCAATGAAATGCGCTGGGTAAACCTCAATCAGCTCGAGGAAGACCCGATGAACGAGGAAATATATAACACGGACGGGATAGAGGAACTGGCAGCGGATATAGAGCTGAACGGCCTCATGCAATATCCGCTGGTGCGGTTCATGCCGGGCGGAATGTATCGCATCATCAGCGGCCACAGGCGGGTAAAAGCACTCCGCCTGCTGGCAAAGCAGGACAAGGAGCAATGGAAAACGATACCTGTTATTCTGGACAGCGACAAGGACGAAACCAGCATCGCTATCAAGCTGATTTCTGCCAATGCAGTAAACAGGCACATGACACGCCGGGAGCAGTTTCTCCAAGCTATCAAACTGTATGAGCTTCTGACCGAGCAGAAGGAAAAAGAGAACCTGCCGGGGCGTGTCCGGGATATGGTGGCCAAGAAGCTGAATATCTCCAGCGGAAGCGTGGGAGCGTTTCTCCAACTCGCAAACAACCTGAATGGCATATTGCTGGATTATTATCTTAACGGCAGTATGTCTAAATCGGCGGCCATTGAGGCATCTAAGCTGCCAGATGAGGAACAGGTTGCCTTGATTGAAGCTATAGAGTACGGAGACATTGAACCACCGCAATTACTGTCAGCGGACATTATTAGGGCGCATTTTGCCAAATATTTTGAAGCTGGCGAGAGTGAGCCGAAGGAAATTGAATCAGACAGCGCGGATGAAAGCGTGTCACACTCTGACACGCAGGAACAGGAGAAAATACCAAAAAAATGGAATCCATACAGTGGCTGGGTGGAGCTGCCGGAGGAAAGACGGCTGGAAATCATGCGCAATGTAGAAAAGGTTGGCGCGACCGATATAGAGCCGTGTGAGCAGTGCCATCTGGGTACCAACTGTGTCGGCTGCTGCAAAGCGTGCCTTGCCGGTTGCGGCGCGAGACAGGGGTGCCATAGAGAGCAGGGAGCTGCTTATCGTGAGCAAGAAAAAAGCGTGTCACACTCTGACACGCAGAAAAAAGAAAATGCTGTTTCTGATACTAAGGCTTCGCCTGCATATTGGACACCTAATTCCGGCTATGTAGAGGGCACATGCGCATTTCCGTCAGCCTTGGCAGAGTGTCATGAATGTCACGAGGCTACCAGGTGCCAAGGCTGTTGCGATAAATGCAATAACCATTGCGAATTATATCAGGACTGCGCCAAGAAAAAGAGAATGCAGGCTCTCAAAGACAGCTACGGCAGTAGACATCTGGAAGTGTTGAGTTTAATTAACAATATGACATATCTCGCCACACACCTAAAAAGTGGCTGCAATAAGATTATTGAAATCGCTGGCGGCTGCACACCCGATTGCCCGCTGTACGTTGATAAGGCCTGCAACCTGCCTGACCATTATCCGTACAGTGATGATTTCCTGCTGGAAGCCAGGGAAAACAACAAGCAGCTTGATTTTAACATGAAGAGGGCAGGTGTATGACATGGCGAAGTTCAGTAAAAAGATATTAATCAACCAGGTGAAACGCTATGACAGGGAGCGCATCAAGGACATGCCCGGCAGGAAGCCCTTCAGCACCAAGGAAATCCATGCAGCTATTCAGGAAGAAAAGCGGAGCAACTACATCCGGGCGGATGAGTTGCAGAAGCTGATTGATGTTGCCAGGGGCCACGCATTGTGGCTCCACATGCTGGTCCTGAAGGACGGATTTCAATTCTCATCAAGGCAGCTATTGCAGTACCGGGATGAGTTGCAGTCAGTGTATAAATACGCTATTGACGATACAAGCGGTGGCAGCTTCGACGATATTGTGAAATACACGGTGCATGGCAGTCCCAAAGAGGATGCAGGCTCATTCGGCATGACAGATTATGAGCTGGAACCATTTGATCCTGATGGGCGGGTTATGGACAGAATACAGGGAACAGCGACACAAAGCCCAGTATTCATCTACAAGAAGTTCAAGCGCACCTACTATGAGTTTCAAAAATCCGAGGTAGCCTCCATGTTGGTGCTTCATGACGTCTTCGGCTTCCGCCGCATCCGCCTCCAGCGATTTATCGAAACATTGCGTGTCAGATATGACACGGGCATAGATGACCACCAGAAGAAAATGGATTATTTGGAGAAGCTGTGCAAGACACAGTTCAAGGAGTTTAATCCAATCAGGCACGGCAGGGGTATATTTGATACGGCCTGTGCTGAAGCCTGAAAAAGGCAATAAAAAAGCCCTATTGCTTCTGCCGTAGCGATAGGGCCCCTTTTAAGGGCAGTATCAGGAGGCATGAGCCTTGAAAGCCTGATTAAGCGTGAAAAATATGCATTGCGGGAGTGGTGAATATGAAAGAGCTTAGTGATTTTTTAAGTATCAGTGAAAAGGATTTATTGATAGGCCTGTCCGCAACCTTTGGTAGCGGCTTTGTGCTGGGAATTATAGCAGCAGCGGAATTTTTCAGGGGAATAAGCGGATGAGTGAGCAAAAAATATAAAGCAAATATTTTTCTATGTGTAAAAACTAGATGGAGTTGATTTCAGGAATGAATAAATACGCAGAATACATTATGAACACATTAACAGCTCGCGAGCTCTTAGAGCAGCTTGCCGAGGAATGTAGTGAGCTGTCCAAGGCTTCCTTGAAGCTCATCAGGGCACTTGAGTTGAGCGAAAACGCCACGCCGATAGATAAGATTGAGGCGTATGATAACTTCATAGAAGAACAGAAGGATGTTATATCGGTGCTGTGGCTACTGACTAATAGTGATCGGTATGCCCACATTGACGACTACTCAAAGTATGAGAGATGGGCAAAACGCTTAGGATACGAGGAGAAAAGCAACTGCACAATCCAAGGGAGCGAGCAAAATGATTAAGTTATCAAAATACAGGGCGTATTCGCAAAAGAAGAAAACGACTTATTCAACCCGCTGTATTGGCAGGATTATTGTCTGGAAGAACGGAGAAATATCTGACAGGTACATTGGCCATCTTGCCATATACGATGATGAAAGCGTAAGATGCCGTGGCAAATACAGTGATACCGAGAAAGACATCCGCAAGGCACAGGAGGAACTTGATTGTTTTGCAGACAATCACAGCTATAAGTACCAGGGGCAAAACACGGAGTTGCCGACATACGAATACTACCGATATGGCGGCGGATATTTCCGCGTATAATTCACATGGGAGGGGTGATATTATGGACATCCTGACAATAGCTGCTTTCCTGGGCGGAGTCTTGGTGGGCGGTGCGCTTGGAGCATTGTTCATCTGCATATTCATAGGAGCAGCAAAACCAAGAAGAAGGAGATACACTGATGGAAAAATCAAAAATGTGTTATATCATCGCTAGCAAGATAAAAGAGCTGGAAAAGTGGGATGATGATCTGATTAAGCAAATCGATGAGCTTAATGAAAAGCTCCAGAAGGAAACTGACGAAGAGGTCAAGGAAACGCTCATGTACGCAATTGCTTTCAAGCAGGGGGCCAGCATGGCATTTGGGCAGATAGGCAACAGCCTAAATACATTAATCAGCGAAATAGAGAGGTATTGACATGATGCAAGAAGATACGGACATGGAAATGAGCTGCATTGATTGCAAATACTGGGACGAGGTTATGCGCAAGGGCCGCCTGAAGTACAGATGCATCAATGAGAATTCTATGTACTATATGCACGATACTGGCGCGGTCCAGCAATGTGCAGAATTTGAAAAAATATGAGAAGGGCGGGAAGCTGATTGAACAGAAATACAGGCAACAAATACACCAAAATAGTTGAATGGCATTTATTCCGGGAGAAGGAAATCCGTCAGGCCGTCATGGAGGCACGGCTGGACAGTGCCTCATCAGGAAATTCTTCCGGCAAGGTCATCAGCAACCCGACCGAAAACGCAGCCCTTCGCAATATAGCACCACTTGCCAAGGTGGTGCTATCGGACGGTTCGGAGGTATTCCGGCCAGAAGAATGGCTGATTGCCATCAAGAGGATATACGGCAGCCTTGATGGAGAGCAAAGGGTTTTGGCGGAAAGCAGGTATAGGAACAAGAGGCAATATTTCAAGGATTGCCAAAGAGGATATATATCCAAAAGCAAATATTATACAATGCTGGACCGCATCAAAAGCCATGCTGTTGCCGTGGCGGTTCAGGCAGGACTTATAAGAGTGTACTAAAAAAGCCGTGGGTACAGATAAAACATGTACTCACGGCTAAAATTTTTTATAAAAATCTTGAAAAAGCATTGACAAAAATACAAAACGTATGTTATAATATAATCAGAGTTAAGGAAAGGAGGGAAAGTCATGGACGATATAATAAGCCTTGTAACAGCGATAATCAACTTGGCAACCGCGATTATCGTGTACAAGGCCTCCAAGAAGTAATGCAAAAGCTCCCTTGCTGCGGCAGGGGAGCCGACTCCTTGGTTATATTATAATCGTCATGGCAAAGATATGCAAGAGATAACATTTGTGATTGCAACTGCTGCCTTTGTGCTTGCAGTCTACAATCTGAGAAACGCAATCAAGAAACTTTTAAAGAAAGGTGAGTGAGCAACATGACTGAAAACACATGGGGCGGGGCGAGAGCTGGTTCCGGGCGGAAGCTGACGGCACCCGAGGGAGTTCCACGCAAACAGCACCAGCTCAGGGCATCTGACAGCGAATGGGAGCTGATTCGCCAGCTGGCCGCCATCGTCAAGAAGAATCCTGAAAAAGTGAAAGAATTTTTGGCAGAAAATGCCCTCTAAGCCAGATGGCACAAGGGATAGAAAAAATTTCTTATTCCGGGAATAATTTTCCAAAATCCGTGGTATAATGGTTATACTAGCGGATAAAGAAAAAAGTGAAGCCTCACAGGTTGCTGTGGGGCTTTTCTGTTGCGCGGATGAAGGGCGGTGAGCTGGTGACAAAGGTGTATTGCAATACAAGTGACTGTGCGCACAATGAAGATGATGTGTGCCAGGCTGCTATGATATACTGTGTCAATCGCAGGTGCAGGACACGCAGGACTGTCAGCACCCGTGACCTGATGCAGGGGGCCAGCGGCTCACGCTGCCAGAAGTCAGGCGGCAGCTACAAAAACAAGGATATAAAAGTGCTGAAATAAAGGAACATGGTATATTGCTATGTTCCTTTTCTATTGCCTGTTTTGCAATTTGGGTAGGTTCTTTCAGCGAAAATAAAAGGCTGCGCTCACCTTGCGAGCCCAAAAACGCTCTAGCTATGCAAAAAAGTTATGGCTAAGTAAAAGAATTCGCATGGTGCAAAGCTGGTGATTTCTAAACAATCTACGGAAAAACAAAAAATTGTTCAGAAAATTTTAGAAAACAGGAGGTGAAGAAACCATGAAAGTGACATGCGATCCACGTAAAATAACCGTATCTCAGACGAATTTGGGCAAGGCCCTGGGGCTGACTACCGGCAGAGTAGCACAGCTAATCAAAGAGGGGGTTGTTTTCCGCGATGATAACGATAAAAGCGGCGGTGTATTCCTGGTGAAGTCGGTGCAGGCATATACCAGCTTCAAAGGCAAGTCTGAAAGTGATAATGAGCTTGATTACATGGCCGAGAAGGCCAAGCACGAAAAGGTAAAGCGCGAGCTGTCAGAGCTTCGTCTGGCCAAGGAGGAAGGCAGGGCTTATGACGCTGCCACTGTGGAGCTGGTTATGACTGAAATGGTTTCCAACCTCCGCACCCAGCTGCTGGGACTGCCCTCAAAGCTGGCTCCTATCCTGAATGGAGCTGACAGGGACAGGATTTATGATGTGCTGACCCAGGAAATAGAGGAAAAGCTGGCTGAACTATCAGAGTACAGGCCCGAGATGTTTATGTCCGAGGAGGTGGTGGAGAATGAAGAAGCTGAAACCAGCGAATGAGCTGTGGGCGTATGTGTCTGAAAAAGGCCTTAAACCGCAGCCGAAGACATCCACCAGCGTCTGGGCGGACAGCTACAGGATGTTATCTGCCGGTATATCGGCAGAGCCTGGGCGGTGGAAAACCTCCCGCGCCCCGTATCAGCAGGAAATCATGGATGCCTTCACCCAGTCGGGCGTGAACAAGGTTGTTGTAATGAGTTCCAGTCAGATTGGCAAAGCATTGAAACTGAGTACACCTATAGCAACACCTGATGGCTGGAAAACGATTGAAGCGTTAAAAATAGGTGACAAAGTTTTTGATGAAAATGGGTATCTATGCAATGTTATAGCCTGTACAGAAGTTATGAAGTCAAGACCTTGTTATGAAATCACTTTTTCCGATGGCTCACAATTAATTGCTGATGAAAATCACGATTGGTATATTCAGACAGATAAAGCTGATGGCATAAAAGCAACCAGGGATATGGTCGGCACATATAAAAACGGGAAAAGAAATGTATACGCTATTCCTGTGAACAGGCCACTTGTTACTGATAACCATACAGAGTTAATCTTAAAGCCATATACTCTTGGAGTCTGGCTCGGAGATGGTAATTCTCGATCAGCCCAAATAACTATGCCGGATTATGATTTATTCATAGCTGACAAAATGAAAAAAGATGGTTATGAGGTAGTTGTTCAGCATAAGGATAAAAACCACTCCAATGTAATGACTGTAAAATTTAATCCGTATAATCCTGATGACCCAATCTGTAAACGCGGACACAATAAGCAGATTGTTGGTTTGGATAAATATGGGCATTGCATGGAATGTAACAGGCAACTATCACTTAAGAACAAATGGAAGGGGAAAAAAGAGATATTTGTTGACCCTGTGACACATATACAAAAAACTGGCCACTATTTGCTAAAAAAACTGAATCTGATAAATAACAAACATATCCCGTTGGAATACCTTCGCGCATCGCAAGAGGCACGCTGGCAATTATTGCAAGGCATTATGGATACAGATGGATATGTGTCACCAAAAGGCATCTGCGAGCTTACATTGAAATCAAAAAGATTGATAGATGGTGTATCGGAACTTCTCTGTACATTAGGGATAAAGCACACTTTGAAGAAGAAAAAAGCCGTGTGCACTAATTCGCCTACAAGAAAATCTTACGATGTGTGGCGCATCACTTTTACAGCCTATGAAGACATGCCAGTATTTTCATTGCCAAGAAAGAAAGCAAGGCTATCGTTGAGGACGGGGAACCGTCGAAGCGAAACTGAGCGCAGAAGGATAACTGATATTAAGTTTGCAGGTTATGAAGATACGAAATGTATACAGGTTGATTCGCCAAGTCATTTGTATTTAGCTGGCAAGGCGATGATACCCACTCATAATTCAGATATCATGAACAATGTCATTGGCCGCTTTGCCCATCTGGATCCATGCCCTATCATGATGATTCAGCCCACCATAGAGATGGCAGAGGATTTTTCCAAGTCCCGTATTGCCCCTATGATTCGTGATACCAAGGTGCTGAACGGCCTGTTTTATGACATCAAGAGCAAGAATGGCAAGGGAGAAGCCAAGACAAGGGACGGCAACAACACCATCCTGTCGAAGATTTTTCCTGGTGGGCGCCTGATTATGTGCGGGGCAAATTCCCCTGCAGGTCTTGCGTCAAGGCCTGTGCGCATCCTGCTGGCGGATGAGGTGGACAGGTTCCCTGCCTCAGCTGGTGGAGAGGGTGATCCTGTAGGACTGGCAGAAAAGCGCATGACCACCTTCTGGAACCGTGTCATGGGGCTATTTTCCACACCTACCAACGAGGGAGAAAGCAGGATTGCAGATGAATACCTTGCCGGGACTCAGGAGGAATGGCAGCACCAATGCCCCAACTGCGGTGAATATCATGCACTGCATTATGTGGATATGGAGGCTGACTACAGTGAGCATGAGGACAAGAAAAAGCGCAAAATCATCGTTGTGAACGATGTGAAATGGGTTTGTCCTGACTGCGGCTTCAAGTTTAGCGAACAGGAAATCAAGACAACTCTCCAGAAGTATGTACCGCAAAATCCTGAGGCTATTCAAAATGGTATACGCTCCTTCTGGCTCAATGCTTTCACCAGTCCATGGCTGTCCTGGAAGCAAATCATGACAGAATGGCTGGAGGCTAGAGGCGATGCCAACAGGGAAAAGGTTATCGTCAATACTCGCTTTGGCGAGCCGTATTCCTTAAATGACAACACCATAGATGCACTGCCACTGATGAAAAGGCGGGAACAGTACGGTGCCGCCCTGCCGGATGGCGTACTGCTGCTGACAGCTGCTGTTGATACCCAGGATAACCGCCTGGAGTATGAAGTATGCGGCTGGGGCTTCGGGGAGGCATGCTGGGGCATCGTCAAGGGCATGATTTTGTCCAAGCCGGATGAAGCTGCCACATGGCAGGAGCTGAACGGCATCTTGGACAGGATATATACCTTTGCCGATGGCACAGGCATGAAGATCGCCAGAACCTTTATTGACTCCGGCGGCCACTATACTGAATTTGTCTACCGCTACTGCGAGAAAAATCTGGGCTCAGGTAGGTTCCCTATCAAGGGATATGCCAACCGCCCGGGCATACCGCTGGTATACAAGCTGGGCAAGGATGTAGCCTGCAAGGTGCCGCTGGTTATCCTGGGTGTTGATGATGGCAAGCAGCAGGTATTTAATAGGCTTGGCGTTGAGGAGATAGGAGACAAATATTTTCACTTCGGTCGTGATGGTGATGAAGATTTGCCGTATCGGGGCTATGATGAAGTGTACTTCAAGGGGCTGCTGTCAGAGGAAAAACGCCTGGTTAAGCGTAACGGCGTATTAAAAAACGTCTGGATTCCAAAATCAGGCGTCAGGAACGAGCCCCTTGACCTCCGTGTCTACAATCTGGCAGCCATGCAGTCCATGAAGCCGGACTGGGGACTGCTCTATGAGCAGCTGCACGGCCAAAAACCGCCCTCCGGGGAAGCTAATGATGTGTCAGACTCTGACACGCACAGCAAAACTTCCGGATTGGTGGCAAGCCGTTACGTTCCGCCTGAAAAACGTACCAAAAGCAGGTTTAGCCGCCGCGATAATGAGGAAAACGGGGAACTTGCCCCGAAAAGAGAGCATCATTCCCGGAAAAACGTTGCAAAATGTTCCTCCTACACGCCGAATTATTACTGAGGTGAGAAAATGAACACCATCCAGAAGATGAGAAATGAACGTCTCCGCCAATATTGGCAGGCGGAGCAGAAAGTTCTGTCAGGCCAGAGCTATACTATTGGCAACCGTGCCCTGACAAGGGCCAATCTGGCTGAAATCAGGGCTGCGATAGATGATTTGCTGGCTGCCGGTGCCACTCTGGACGATGGAGAAGAGGCAAAAATGCGGCGCAGCAAGCGAGTAGTTTTCATAGATTGAGGTGTTTGCAATGAGCAAGCGGAAATTCAAGGCGAAAAAGTCGGCCGTTCAGGGCAAAACACAAGTAAATATGCAGAATAGCGGCTATGACGGAGGCGGCGCATCCCGCACTTCCGGCATCCTGAAAGCCTGGAACCCCACAAAATCCAGTGCCAAGTCTGATATCAATGCCCATCTTGATATATTGCGCAGCCGGGCGGCGGACCAGGCCATCAATACCCCTGTAGGGAGCGCGGCAATTGCCACAACCACCCAGTATACAGTGGGGGCAGGCTTGAAGGTGTTCCCAAAGGTGAAATATCAGCTGCTGGATATGACCCCCGAGGAAGCTGAAAGCTGGAACAAGCAGGCAGCTATGGAATTTAACCTCTGGGCCAGCTCCAAGCTGTGCGATATCAGGAAGCGGAATAACTTTTACGATTTGCAGGAAATTTTGTATAAGGCGTATATGACTGATGGTGACAGCTTTGCCATTTTCAGGCGGGCTTACGACATCAACATGCCGTATACTCTTAGAATACAGGCCATTGAGGGCAACAGGGTTTCCAATCCGCAAGGGCGAGACTTTTACGGCATTACGGGCCCACTGGCAGTGGAAATGACTGCCCCCAATGGCCGCAATAAAATCATCAACGGTGTCGAGGTGGATGGCAACGGAGCAGTGGAAGCCTACTGGATTTCCAACAAAGTGCCTTTTGACCCTGTAGAGATAAACAGCACAACTACCTGGGCACGGGTGGAGGCTTTTGGCGACATCATGAGCCAGCCCAACGTGCTGCACATCTGCCATGATGAACGGCCTGAGCAGTATCGGGGCGTGCCATATCTGGCACCTGTGATAAAGGCCCTCAAGCAGGTATCGAGGTATTCGGATGCAGAGCTGGCGGCAGCTATCCTGCGTTCCTATTTCACCATCTTTTTCATTTCGACAGGCAATTCCAGCTTTGCCGGAGACGTCTCCAGCATTCTGGGGGCAAGCACCTATGATAAAGATGGTGGCACTGGGCCTGTGGTGGATGCCAACGAGTATAGCCTGGGGCCTGGTACCATCAATGCCCTGCCTAAAAACATCGATGTAAAATCCATCGGTGCCACAGGCGGACAGGCAACCTTTGACGGCTTCATGACGGTATACATCAAGATGATTGCCGCGGCCCTGAACATTCCTTACGAAGTGCTGATGAAGTCCTTCAACAGCTCCTACAGTGCCAGCCGTGCAGCCCTGTTGCAGGCCTGGGAGCAGTTCAGGCTCAGGCGCGCATGGTTCAGCCGTGATTTCTGCCAGCCTGTATATGAAATGTGGCTGACGGAGGCTGTGGCCACCGGGCGGATTGAGGCACCTGGTTTCTTCAGCGACCCTGCCATCCGCTTTGCCTATTGCAACGCAGAATGGTACGGCCCGTCTATGAGCATCCTGGACCCGGTCAAAGACATAAACGGCTCAACTTTGCGCATCCAGTGCGGTTTGTCTACTCACGAAAGGGAAGCTGCCGAAATGACAGGCAGTGATTTCTATGAGAACCTGGAAACCATCCGCATTGAGCAGCAGAGGGCTGAGGAGGCAGGCGTTGCGCTGGGTACCCTGCCAGCAACGAATGAGCCGCAGTCACCAGCGGAAGGAGGTGATAGTGATGGGAGAGACGAAGAAGATAACGACACTGAACGACCTGAAGCAGAAAAATAATATTTTCTGGCAGATAAGGAATGAAGCAGGGGAAGCGGAGGCGGAGCTTCTGCTGTATGGCGAAATAGCCAGCTCAAGCTGGGGAGATGACGAAGTAACCCCGAAGCAGTTCGCGGAAGACCTGAAAGCCCTGGGCGGCAAGGATTTGAAGCTGAGGATCAACAGTCCCGGCGGCGATGTATTCGCGGCACAGGCCATATATAATCAGCTGAAAACCTACACAGGCAATATCACTGCCTGCATTGACGGCATGGCAGCCAGTGCCGCCACGATTATCACCTGTGCTGCGGATAAAGTGGTGATGCCGAGGAACGGCATTTTCATGATACACAATCCCATGTGCATCGTGATTGACTACATGGACGTGCCGAAGCTGAAGAAAATGACCGACAGGCTGACTGCAGTCAAGCAGACCATTGTCAACGTGTACATGAAGAAGTGCAAGAATGTTGCTGAAGCCAAGCTGAACAAGCTGATGGATGCAGAAACGTGGATGAGTGCCGATGAGGCTCTTGCTTATGGCTTCGTTGACGAGGTGGACACTGATGAGCAGGTGGAGAATTTTCTGCAGGGCAGTGTGGCCGTGGTGAATAATGTTTCTATCGACATGACAAGATTCAAGCAGCCGGAAAAGCTGAAGGATATCTTGCAGTCAAAGCCAAAGGAGGATAAGGATATGGATGATGAAAAGACTTTGCTGGACAAGCTCCGCGACCTGCTGGGAGCTGATAACAGCCAGCAGGACAAGAAAAAACAGCCTGACCCGGTAGCTGTTGAGCGTCAGCGCATGCTTGACCTGGATGCTATGCGTGATGGCAGCGAGCTTGTGGACAAGATTGTGGATATTGCCAAGAAAAAGGGCAATACCGCAGAGGAAATCCGGGAATACGTGGACCAGGTAAAGGAGTCCGCTGCCAAGGATAAGCCTCAGCAGTCCGGCATCGAGGAGATTAAAAATCTCATCAAGGACCAGCTGGCTTCCGGAGCTGACAAGGTAGGGCTTAATCCTGCAGATGAGACCAACAAGGAAGCAGATAAGAAGGCCGCCGAGGTGAACAGCCTGGTAGCCGCCATGAAGAATATGCGAGGTGACAAATAATGGCAATCCATGAAACTATGAAAGCGGCCACATCCTACGATGAACTGATTGGCAGCACTGTAATTACCGCCGTAATGTACAATATTGCCGTCACTCCCGGCACCGCCCTCAAGAGGGGCTCTGTCCTGACAGCTGATGGCAGCCTCGCAGGCACTGGCGATACTGCCGAATATGTACTTGCCGTGCCGCTGGCCAAGGATGATGCAACAGCTACCGTCTATGTAAGCGGCATGTTCAATCGCGAGAAGCTGATTGTGGCGGAGGGAGATACTGTTGAAACCCATGAGGCACAGCTCAGGGACAAGAATATCTACCTGACGTCAATTCATTCCTAAGAGAAAGGCAAGGTGAAAAATATGTCTATTGCTGATGGTTTTCTGAAAGATACATACACTATGATGATGGCGATGGAGCGCATCAAGCAGCCTTCATCTTTTCTGGTTGATACCTTTTTTCCTGTTGTTCCGGCAACAGCCGTAACCACTAAGATTGGCGTGGAATATCGCAAGGGAGCACGCAAGCTGGCACCTTTTATTATTTCCGGCACCGGCGGTGTCAACGTGGCACGGGAGCAGTCCCAGATTGACTGGTACGAGCCGCCTATGATGGGGCCGCGGCGCGTGATTTCTTCTGATGATATTGCTAACCGCTCCTTCGGTGAAAATGTCTATTCCAGCATGACGCCGGAGCAGAGGGCAACCCAGCTGCTGGCCAAGGATCTGACTGATTTGCAGAACATGATTGTGAACCGCAAGAACAAGATGGCAGCTGATATCCTGCTGAACGGCCAGTGCGAGATTGCAGGCTATGCAGCTGATGGCAAGGTGGTCAAGACTGATACCGTCAGGTTTGACGACTGGACCCAGAAGCTGATCCCTGCTATCAAGTGGAATCAGGCAAATGCAGATATCTACGGAGATTTGGCAGAAATGTCTGCCAGCATTCAGGAAAATGCCGGTATGGTACCTACTATTGCCATCTGCGGCAAGAATATCATGGACTACATCCTGGGCAACGATGCTATCATGAAGTACATGAATATTTCCAACAATGCAAACCTCTCCCTGATGAGCTTCCAGCCGCGCATCACCGCACCGCAGGTAATGTTCATGGGCAGGATTATGAGCCTGAACCTTGAGCTGTACAGCTACATGGAGACCTATACCGATGAGGAAGGCCACATCAATAGCTTCATCGGTGATGATGATGTTATTATTGGTATTCCTGGCCGCGGCAAGCAGCTGCATGGTGCTGTTACCCTGGTGGAGGGCAGGTCCTTCAAGACCTACGTTGGCAACTACGTGCCTGCATATCGCGCTAATGAGAATGACAACACCGTTTCCCTGGCCATGTACAGCCGTTGCGTGCTGGTGCCGGAAACCGTGGATGACTGGGCTGTCATCAAGGCGAAGTAAGGAGGCGTTGCACTATGAAAATCCGCATTATCAGGCACATGCTCAGAAATGGCGGCATAACCTACAAAAAAGGCGATACAGCTGATATTCCTGAGAAACTGGCCAAGGCCCTGCTGAAGGATTATCCTGAGGAATTTGCACCGGTCATCGAGACGGTGCCGGAAGCAAAGGAAGCTGTTGCCGATGTGGCGGACGAGGCCGATAAACCTGAGGATATAGCAGCAGCCCTGGAGGCGGCTGACAAGCCGAAAGCAAAAAAATGAGCACATTCAGAGAACAGCTTGAAGATGATCTGAATGTGTTTTTTGATGCAGAGGAATTTGCAGAGGAACATGAGCTTAACGGTACTATGTGCAGCTGTATTGTGCAGTCACCTACTGCCCGAGAGGTATTCCTACAGGGGCAGGCTTATGATAGCTATGAAGGCATCAGCGGCAGGCAGATTGTTGTCCATGTGAAGAAATCCGAGCTTCCGGAGATACCGGCAGAGGGGATGACATTTACCCTTGACGGCGAGGTGATGCTTGTCTCTGCCTGTGTTGAGGATATGGGGAATATCAGTATAACCCTCCATCAGAATTTGAGGTGATAACATGGCAGTAAAAATTATGCTGGGCGGTGCTGAGGAAGCTATAAAGAATCTGGAAAAGCTATCGCCGGAAAACATCGGCAGTGCTGTAAAAGCATCCGCCAAGCGGGCAGCTCTGGCAGCCCGCACTGCCGGTACCGGGCATGTCAGGCAGATATATACTATCCGATCCGGTGACATGAAGGAGCGCACCATGATATTCAGTGAAGCTGACGGAGCTACACTGAAAGTAAAAGGTGCTACTGAATCGGTGAAAAAATATCGGGCCAATGAGCGGGAAAAGGGCATTTTTGTTGCCATCAAGCATGGCGGGGGCAGGATTGTTCCACGGTCGTTTGCTATGAATTCCGGCCAGTATGTGCAGAGGCGCGGCCCCGAGAGATTTCCACTCAAAGGCCTGCATGGTCCATCTGTGCCCCAGCTTTTTGGCAATGAAGCCGTAATGTCAGAGATGCAGGAGAGGGCAGGCGAGGTCTTTGAGACACGCCTTTATCATGAAATAGGACGTCAGCTGGGGGTGGTCTAAATGAACTCTATCCAATGTGCAGACGGAATTGCTGCATATCTGCGCAAAGCTGTCAGTGAAGATAGCATGAAGCTGCGCTTTCTACTGCATGATGAGAAGCGTGAAGAACAGGAGGAAATCAATGTGTATACGGGATTTCTTCCTTACGCGGCTACAGATGCGGAAAAAAGAAAGCTTTGTCCCGCTATCGTCATACGGCCTGAGCTGGTGGAGGACAGGCAGGATTATTCCATAGCGCATCTCCTTATCAATGTTACCACCTATGACCGCGATAAGCAGCAGGGATATTTGAGCCTTTATAGCGTGCTGGAATGGGTTCGGTTTAAGCTGCTGGCTCATACCCCGGTGGACAATAGATGGCTGTTACAGGACGGCTCATTGACAATGGGAGTGCCACCCGACCAGCCATACCCCCAATGGTGGGGATATATTGAGGCGGCTATCCACATCCCACATCCATCAAGGAATGAGTCACAGTGGTATTATTCTGGCTACAAAGGGAAATGAATATGGCGAAAAAGAGAAAGACAAGTAATCACGGCCCGCTAATCTATGTGGGGCCGGGATTCCGAAATTCACGTCTGACCACCTTTGGCATTTTTGCCGATGGGGTGCCGCGTGAATTTCAGGGCACAATTTTTGCAAAATTATTTGTGCCGGCAGTCAGACTGAATGAAGCGAGGGCAGACATAGCCCGCAAGGGCACAGCTCTGCATGAGTTCTATCAGCAGGCTATCGAGGCACACAAGAAGGAGGAAAAATAATGGCTTATTTTCATGGAGTTAGGGTGAAGGAAATTCCTACATCCATTTTGGCAACAGTGAGCACTACGGCAGGTCTGCCTGTTGTATTCGGCACGGCGCCTGTTCATCTGACCAAGGAACCGGCAAAATATGTAAGCAAGCCTGTCATTTGCTACAGCTGGAATGAAGCGGTTACAGCACTTGGTTATTCTGCCGATTGGAGCAAATACACTTTGTCGGAGGTTATGTACAGCGAGTTCAAGCTGTACGCAGTGAAGCCTATCGTTTTTGTCAATGTACTGGATCCCGCCAAGCATAAAAAGAGTATGGAGGCGGCCGCAGAGGTTGTAGAAGGTTCTGCTGTAATTGACAATGCTGTGCTGCTTGACAGTCTCCAGGTCTTGCCGGATGCTCTTTCTGATGCGCCGGCAGAAATCAACAAGGACTACACAGCCGCCTACAATGATGATGGACAGCTGGTAATCAGTATCCTGGAGGATGGCAGCCTGAAGGATGCCGCATCCATTTTCATCAAATGTGATGTGGTTGATGCATCTATGGTCAGCCGGGATGATATTATTGGCGGCGCTTCCTCTGATGGTTCCATCAAAGGCATGGAGCTGATTGACAGCATCTACACCATGCTGTCCCTGGTACCTGGCATCATTGCTGCTCCTGGTTGGTCCGAGGATCCTGTAGTGGCTGCCGTCATGAAAGCAAAGTCTGCCAATATCAGCGAATTATTCCGCTGCATCTGCCTGACAGACGTTGATACCAAGGAGGCAAAATCCTATCTTGATGTGAATGAATGGAAGAACAAAAACAATTACACCGGCACGAACCAGGTGGTATGCTGGCCATGTGTAAGGAATGGCGATGCAGTATTCCACATGTCTACTCATATTCTTGGTGTTATCGGTGTTATGGATGCGGCCAACAGTGATGTTCCATATCAGTCCCCGTCGAATCAGTCCCTGCAGGCAACAGGCCTCTGCCTGGCTGATGGCACGGAGGTAGCCCTGAGCCTGCCTCAGGCAAACCTGCTGAACAGCCAGGGTATTATGACAGGACTTAACTTTGTCGGTGGCTGGAAAAGCTGGGGGAATTATACCGGCTGCTACCCATCCAATACAGATGTCAAGGATTGCTTTATCTGTGTGCGCCGCATGTTTGACTGGCAGTATCAGACATTCATTTTGCAGTATTGGCAGAAGGTTGATCAGGCTCTCAAGCCAACGCTTATCAAGACAATTATCAACACGGAAAACATTCGCCTGAATGGTCTTGTATCCCGTGGCTATTTACTGGGAGCCAGTGTACAGTTCCTGGAGGACGAGAATCCGACTACTGATTTGCTGGCAGGAATTATCCGTGTGCATACAAAGCTTACGCCGCCTGTGCCAGCTCAGGATATTGAGGATATACTGGAGTACGATGTCAGCAGCTTTAGCAAGCTGTTTGAATAAGAAGAGGGGGTTAGAAGATGGCTACAAATAGGATTCCGGAATTAATCAATGATATGCGTGCCTACCTTGACGGGGCAGATGATATGATTTCCGTCAAGAGCCTGGAATTGCCAAAGTTTAACAATCCTACTGAGGATATTACAGGGATTGGTGTTATGGGAACCATCAGTGCACCGGTGCTGGGGCACTTTGATAGCATGGAAGCTGTGGCAAATTGGCAGGTGCCAACCAAAACCAGCACCAAGCTGGTAGCTGGCAAGGCTATATCCCTTGATGCCTATGCAGCAGTTCAGGTTTTTGACGGTGGCGAAGGAAGCTACAGCTTCGATCAGTATCACGTTATCATCAAGGGCAGGGTAAAGAGTCATGAGCCTGGCACAATAGAAGCTCAGAAGGCCATGAATTCCAAAACCACCATTGAGGTGTACTACATCAAAATAGAGTACAATGATGAAAATCTGATTGAGATTGATAAATACGGCTACAAATGCGTGATTGGTGCAGAGGATATTACTGCTGAAATCCGCAGGGCTATCGGCATGAATTAAGGAGGCGTTGATATATGGCTAAAGATGTAGAATTGAATACAGATGAGGCAGAGCCTGCAGAGGCACAGGCGTTGCCGGAGGCTGTTAACGGGGCAGATGAAAAGGCGAATTGCGTAGTAATTCATCTCGAAAAGCCATTGGCAAATGGCATCGATACATTGACTCTTGATTTTGACAGGGTGAATGGATATACTCTGACACTTATTGAAAAGGCTGCCAGAAAAGAAGACAGAGAACTTTTGACACCTGCATTATCCAATATTTACCATGCCATGGTGGCCGCCAAGGCAGCAGGTATGCACTACGATGCAATCCTAAAGTTGAGCGGCAAGGATTTTACTGCTGTCTGTCTGAAAGTGCAGCATTTTTTGCTAGGGTAATCTGCCGGGCGGAAAGCATAAGGATTTCCGCCTTGCGCATGGCCAAGTACAGCAATTCATCTATGGAATATTTCCTGAAAATGCCCATCGCGGAGTTCCAATCCTGGGTAGAAACTGTGAATGCGGAAATAGAGCGGGAGCAGGAAGCAATAAAAAAGCAGAAGCCGTGATTTGGCGGCTTCTGCAATGCTGGGATATTACGGCTCTGTCTTGCCGTATAGTATTTCATGTATTTGTTCTTCTGAAAGCGGAGGCTTGCGTGCGATAGCTAGCTGCATATCAGATAGCTCCTGCATTGTCTTTTGATATTTGTTACCATGCAATACTTCGCGTATTTCTTCATTGGTTTTTTCTGTGATTTCAGGAGCATCAGCAAAAGAGCTTTTAAGTTTTTCAACTAGTTCAAGACTTTTGTTAGTTTCAATCAAATTTTGTTTGACAATATCAATATTGTCATAATTACACCGAGAGCATTTTGAGCAATTGTCATACAAGAAAAACATACTGCATCCCTCCTTTTTTATATTATACCTTATGGGTGGTGAAATTGAAATATGGCTGGAAAAATGATGGAGCTCGCCCTGGCTATTAAGGGTAAGCTTGATTCTTCCCTGCCGGAGTCAGTCAGGAAGGCAATCGGAGAGACGGCCGGACTTCGGAACAAGCTGCAGGAACTAAACAGGGTGAAAGTGAAAGCGGACAAGCTGAAGGAATTGGCTGAAAAGACACAGGAAGCAGGCAAGAGCCTGTCTGTGGCACAAAGCCGTGTTGCAGCTGTAAGCAGTGAGTTTGAAAAGTCCAGGCTTGTTACCGAGCAGTATAAAATAAAGCTGGAGCAGGCAAAGGTTGCAGCTGAATTGATGAAGAAAACTGCCTCAGCTCAGGAATACGCCAAGGCCAGGATGGAGGTTATCCAGCTTAATGCCGCCTACAGAAACAGCAATACTGCCACCAAGGCACTAGCCAAGGAGCTGGCTGCCGCCAACAGGGAAGCCCGCAGTGCGGGTAATGCCTGCAACAAGGCTCAGAACGCCGCCCGGAAGCTGGGGGAAGACCTCCGGAAGGCTGGTTTTGATACTGATAGTTTCGCCGAAAGCCAAAACAGGCTGCAAAAGGAACTATCCAAGACAGAAACCTCCCTGGCTGCTGCCAAAAAAGTACAGGCTGATTACAATGCCTCACAAGCGCAAAAAGCAGCTGTCAGGGAAACTCACACCCAGAAGCAGAGCAATTTCTACGTTGCTGCCGGTAATCTTCAGAGCGGCGTTATGGCCATCCAATCCTTTGTAGCACCTATCATGGAATGTATTGATGCCGCCATGAAGTTTGAGTCAGTCATGGCTGATGTCAAGAAGGTGGTGGACTTCGATACGCCGCAGCAATTCAAGGAAATGAATAGCGACATCCTAAATCTGTCCAGGACTTTGCCGATGGTGGCCAACGATATAGCCAAGATTGTGGCTGCTGGCGGTCAGTCAGGTATTGCCAGGCAGGACCTGATGGCTTTCGCTGAATCTGCTACCAAGATGGGCATCGCCTTTGACATTACGGCCGATCAGGCTGGTGACATGATGGCGAAATGGCGGACGGCCTTCAAGCTGGGGCAAAGTGATGTAGTCGCGCTGGCGGATAAGATAAACTACCTGGGCAATACCACGGCGGCATCTGCACCGCTAATCTCCGATGTAGTTACCCGCATCGGCCCTCTTGGCGAGATTGGCGGTATCGCCTCCGGAGAAATAGCCGCTATGGGTGCATCCATGATTGGGGCAGGCGTGCAGTCTGATGTGGCAGCCACCGGCATCAAGAACTTCATGATGGCCTTGACGGCTGGCGGAGCTGCCACCAAGAACCAGGTTGAAACATTTAGCGACATCGGACTTGATTATATGGCGGTTGCGGAAGGGATGCAGAAAAACTCCAAGGAAACGATCCTCAATGTACTGCATACCATCAAATCCCTGGATAAGGTGAAGCAGGTATCTGTTATGGGTACTTTGTTTGGCAGGGAAAGTATAGGTGCCATTGCTCCAATGCTTTCCAATCTTGAGGCACTGGAAGACAATTTTACCAAGGTAGCAGATGCCACGCAATATGCTGGCTCCATGGAAGCTGAATATGCAGCCAGAAGCCAGACTACCGAGAATCAGCTGCAGCTGGCGAGGAATACAGTCACGGCTATGTCTATCAGCATCGGTTCAGCCCTGCTGCCCGCTATCAACTCAGTTATGTCTGCTGTGGCTCCGGTAGCAGCAGCCTTTGCTGATTTTGCTGAAAATAACCAGCAGCTGATTGTAGTTCTGGCAGGCATAGGGACTGCTATTGCTGGTGTGGTTATAGCCTGTCTGGCAGTCAATGCAGCTGTAGCTGCCTATGGCATGGTGTTATCTACATTCTCCATGTTGAGGAGTGCTATTGCAGGTGTCAGTGTGGCACAAACCATCCTGAACGCTGTTATGGCACTAAATCCGTACATATTGATTGCTATGGCTGTTATAGCTTTGGTGGGCGCACTGGTTTACCTATGGCAGACCAACGACAGCTTCCGGGAGGCGGTGCTTGGTGCTTGGCAGAGCCTGCAAAATGGTGCAATGGCGATCTTCACCGGCCTAGCTGATTTCATTGGCGGTATCTGGCAGGGAATAGTCAGCACGGCTATGGCTGTATGGTCAGCTGTTGCTCCTGCTTTCGCGGCTGCCTGGTCAGTAATCAGCACTATTGCCAAAGGGATATTCGTGGTAGTAGCACTGGTGGTATTGACTGCCATTGAGCTTATCGTGGGGATTATCCGGATAGGCATACAGGCTATCATGGCTATCTGGAGCTTGATTCAGCCTCATGTGACCTTAGTTTGGAACATCATCTGCACAGCCATCAATGTAGCATTGGCGACTATTAATGCAGCTATGGCCGCCTGCGGTGCTTTCATCAGCACGGTATGGCAGATGATTTTGGCGGCGGCTAATACGGTCTGGACAGGGATTATGAGTGTTGTCATGGCGGTCTGGGCGGCTATAAATCCTATTGTGGCTGCTGGTGCCGCTTTCATCATGGCAATCTGGAACCAGATATACGGCACGGCCTCAGCCGCCTGGAATGCCATTGTCAGCGTTGTATTGGATGTATGGGCACAGGTACAGGGGATTGTTGATTCAGGTATAGCCATGGTAGAGGAAAAATGGAATCACCTGAAGGAGATTTTCAGCTCGCCTATCCAGGCGGTTGTAAATTTTGTCAAAGGTGGCAATAGTGAGGCCCAATCGGCAGCCTCTGACAAGGCAGTGGAAGCAGGTCTGTCAGCCACGGGCGGTATCTTCAGCCAGCCATATTTAACCTGGGTAGCAGAGGCAGGGGATACAGAGGTTATCATTCCGATCAATAACACTACCAGAGCATTGCAGCTTTGGCAGACTGCTGGAAAAATGCTGGGAGCCTATCACCCGGCTGCACAGGCAGGTATGGCTGCCAATAAGGCAAAATCTGCCAGCGCGGCCACCATAAGCAATTATGCTGGAGGAGCAGTCCGGATAGCTAACCAGCAAAGCTATATGGGAGATGCCATTCAGATAGCCGGACAGCAATCCACCATCGTTGCAGATGCAAGAACGTTGATGGAGAACAGCAGGATGACGGATAAAAATACCGTTATTGCGCCAGCTACAGCCAGCAGCACCGGCAACGTCAGTGTGGAGTTTGCCCCTGTCATTAATATCACAGGTACAGGCGGAAACGGCGAGTCGGCAAATATAGCCGATATTGTGCGCCGTGCCCTAGCAGAGCAGAAAGCACAGTTCGAACGAGAGCTGCCTAGGATGCTGGCCAATGTACGAAATAACGAAAGGAGATTTTCCTATGCCTGATGTATATACGACCATACAGGGGGATATGTGGGACTTAATTGCGTACAAGGTATATGGAAAAGAGACCTGCATGGACAAGCTTATACAGGCCAATACCAAGTATATGAATATTGCAGTTTTCCCCCAGGGCATCAAGCTGAATTGCCCTGAGCTAAAAACAGAGGATAGAAGCTTTTTGCCACCGTGGAGGCGATAAAACATGGCAGTCAAGGCGTTTGAAATATTGAAAGACTGGCTGCAATCCCTTGAGCCGGGCACGAAGCTGTCTCGAAGGGCGTGGCTGGAAATAAAGTATACTGCCCCTGATGAAAAAGAGGCAAAGGATATTTCCGAAGATATATCAAAGTATTTTTTGTCTCTGGACTATAGCGACAATCTCAGCGGCAGTGTAGATAATATCGACCTGGTACTGGAGGACAGGGCACAGCTCTGGGCGGAGGAATGGTTCCCCAAGACCGAATCCATGCTGGAAATATCCTTGCACTGCTACAACTGGACAAACGTCAACGAAGGTGAAAAAGTATTCCAGATGGGCAGCTTCGAGATTGACGAAATTGAGTTACAGGGTTTCCCTACCACGGTACACCTGAAGGCTGTATCAGTGGTAGGAAACTCCACCCTGCGGGGCGTGCAGCGCAATCAAACCTGGGAAAACATCTCCATCTGGAAATGTGCTGACGATATATGCCAGCGCAATAACCTCAAGCTGTATTGGGACTGTGCTGACAATCCAAATCTTGACCATATTGAGCAGGCAGATGAATCAGACCTGCATTTTTTGATGCGCATCTGTCAGGATAATGGCAGGAGTCTGAAAGTAACGCCTGATCAGGTTATTATTTTCGATGATGACAAGATGGAACAGCAGGAGCCGATACTGGAAATAGTGAAGCCAGGCTTGAATGACCACAATCCTAAATATGCACTCGTGCACATGCTTAGCAATTACTCCTTAAAAATAAAAACACGCGACATCTACTGGAAATGCGTGGTCAGATATCAAAAAGGAAAAAAGAAAGAGGTTATCCAGGGAGAATTTGTCAATCCAGACATGGAAAAGGGCAATGTGCTCCATGCAGGGGATCAGGTGGAAAATCAGGCAGAGGCGGAAAGGCTGGCCAAGAAAAAACTTCGCGATGCCAACAAGGAGCAGTTCACAGGAACATTCAGCTCCCTGGGGGATTTTCGCATTTCTGCCGGGCTGACAGCAATCCTGACCGGCTTTGGCGTATGCGATGGCAAGTATATAATCACCAAGGCGGCACATAGGATTGGTTCTACGTATACTACGGAGTTTGATGTGAGGAAGTGCCTGAATGGATATTAACAATCTTTGCAATTTCTTTTTTGTCGGCATTGTTACGGATGTCAATCCTGCAGAAGGTACTGTTATTGTGACAAGGCCTGACAAGAATGACCGCACCACAGCAGCCCTAAAGGTTATCCAGCGGGGTACCTGCAAGACAAAGGATTATTGGATGCCTGCGGTTAATGACCAGGTACTGTGCCTGGTTCTGCCCAATGTTTCCGGTAAAGGACCTGGGGAAGGGTATGTGCTGGGAGCGTTTTATAGTGATGCTGATAAAGCTTTAGAGAGCAATGAGGCAGTCAGGAGCGTTCATCACGAAAGCGGCAGTTATTGGCGTGTAGATGAAAATGGCAACATGGAAATACATGCATCCGGCTCCATGAAGCTGACGGCACCGATGATATATATCAATTAATTTGTTCATCCAATAATTAATCGCGTGTCATAAATGACACGCAGAAAAACTAGAAGGAGGCCAAGTTATGCCAGCAGCAACGAGATTAGGAGATAGTGATACAGGGCATGATATTTGCCCGCCACGGGGATTGGCATCCGCCAGCCCTGATGTGATTATTAACGGCAGGGGAGCTGGAAGGCAGTCCGACAGCTATCCGCCCCATAGCTGTATCGACCATGCGCCTCATGGCGGTGTAATCGCCTCTGGCAGCAGCACTGTATATATTAACGGCTTACAGTCGGGCCGTGTAGGCGATCCTGTATCCTGCGGCGGCAGCGTGGCTGTTGGCAGCAGTAATGTATTCATAGGGGGCTGATGATATGTATATTGGTTATATGGGCAGTGTGGTCTTCGTTGTATCAAGAGATTACCTGCTTACTCCTTCCGATTTCCAGCGGTCTGGCGAAGCGCGCTGGGCGGAGCATGATTTAATCCTTCGCAAGCCTGTCAGCCAGTTCAAGGGGCCGGGGCTGGAAAAGCTCAGCTTTCGGATTCAGCTGCGAAGCGACCACGGAAATATTATCGTATCGCCTATGGAAAAATTAGAGACTCTGCGCCAGATGAGGGACACAGGGGCGGTGTTCCCTCTGGTTATAGGTGGAAAGCCTGTGACACAGAATTATTGGCGCATAGACAGCCTCTCAGAGGGCAATAACTATTTTAATGCCCTGGGCAAGCTTATACAGACAGATGTCACCGTCAATCTCACGGAATACGATGACAGCAATTATGTAGAAGAGCAGACGAAGACTGACAAGTACGGTGCAATCTACAATGTTGCCAATATCGCCTTAGGTGGCCTGGGAGGCGTCTTATGAATAGCTACGTTGTTGATATGACAGAAAAACTTGAGATAGATTTTGCACCTGGCAATGCAATCGAAGAAGTTTTGCAAAACTTGCGCACTATCCTGGGAACCATAAAGGGAGAAATTCCTCTGGACAGGAATTTTGGCATCAGTGGTAATGTAGTTGATATGCCTATACATGAAGCTCAGGCCAGGCTGACACAGGAAATATTCTCAGCTATAAGAAGGTATGAGCCGCGGGCTGTTATTAATTCCATCACATACACAGCTGATATAAGCGGAAGATTGCAGCCGAGGCTGGAGGTGAGTATTAATGCTTAATTTGGCAGATTTGCCTGAGATTGATTTTGTGGAAGCGGATGCCCAAAATATTGAGAAAACCATCTTTGCGCTATACACGTCTGTTACAGGCAGGAATCCCGCCGAAGGTGATCCGATAAGATTGTTTTTGCTGTTTATATGTGATGTGCTCATCAGAATGCTTGAAAAACTGAATTACACCGGCAAGCAGAATTTACTGAAATACGCCGAAGGAGATAAGCTGGAAAATCTGGGGGCATTGGTGGGCGTCACCAGAATACCTGCCAGCTCAGCCTCAGCTGCATTCCAGATACGGCTTTCAGAAGCCAGGGACAAGGAAACCATCATCCCTAAAGGAACTCGCATAGGAGCAGAAGGCGATATTTATTTTCTCACGGCCAATGATGTGGTTATAACAGCCGGAAATACGTCAGCGCAGGTTACATGCCTGTGTAATGTCAAGGGAGTGACAGGAAACGGCTATAAGCCGGGGGAGATAAGCAGAATCATCGATCCTGTTCCCTATGTAAAAACTATTGAGAATATCAGCACATCAGAGGGTGGCTCAGATGTTGAAACTGATGCCGCATTGCGCGAAAGGATTTTTGAAGCACCTGAAAGCTATTCCTGTGCAGGCCCTGAAGGACAGTATATCTTTCAGGCGAAAAGCACCAATTCGGCTATTATTGATGCGGCGGCCTATTCACCCTCTCCAGGAGTTGTTAACGTAGTTGTGCTTCTGACAGGCGGTATTATTCCTGAGAATACAATTTTTGGAGAGATAGAGGAGAAGCTATCCGGAAAGACAGTCAGGCCTATGTGCGAAAAAGTAGAGGTGGTTGCGCCAGAGCCAGTCAGCTATCAGATAGATGTGAGATACTGGCTGAAAAATGGCGCAGATCCGGCGAGCGTATCAGCTGACGTATACAAGGCTGTAGAAGAATACCGCATGTGGCAGCGCACCAGGCTGGGGAGAGACATAAACCCGGATGAGCTGATATATCGGCTCAAATCCATAGGAGGCGTCAAAAGGGTGCTGATTAATTCGCCTGAATTTGTGCAGGTAAAAGAGAATCAGGTGGCACAGGATAAGGGTGTTTCCATAGCCATGACGGGGAGTGAGGACGAATGAATAATATTGAAGATTATTTTATTCACAAAAATCTGCCCCAGTCCCTGGATAAGGAAAATGTACAGGAGGTAGCAAAGGTCGTTGACGATACATTGCTGTCTTTTGACAAAACTATTGCTGAAATACTGATTTATCCAGCCATAGATATGCTTGGTAGCGAATTGATTAATACGCTGGCCATTCAGATGCATTGTGATTTTTATGATGATACGCTTCCTCTGGCTGTCAGGAGGAATTTGGTCAAAAATTCCATCGCCTGGCATCGCATCAAGGGCACTCCAGCCGCGGTGGAGCAAATGATACAGACTGTGTATCAGACTGGAGTAGTAGAGGAATGGTTTGACTATGGCGGTGAGCCTTTTTTCTTTAAGGTTAATTTGGGAGATTCGCAAATCACTACACAAAAAATCAAAAACCTTATCAAGATGATCAATGCCTCAAAAAATGTCAGAAGCTGGCTTGAGGTGTTGAGATTTTCTAAAAGTATAGACATTACCAGGTATTTAGGCTGTTTTGCGGATGTACACAAAAAATATGAAATAATACCGGGAATAGTGCAGGGCGGTGATATTTCATCGTCTATTTTTATAGGCGGACATAACGAAATACACCACAGTGCTGATGTGAGATTGCAGCATATCAGCGGTGCTGAGGCACAAGGAAATATTTTGCTGGGCGGTAATTTATCCGGATACGGAAAGGTGGAATTACTGCCCAGATGCGTGTCAGACTCTGACACATTTGCCAAGCTGCCTGTAGGTACAGGTATATCAAGTGAAAATTACGTTTGTATTTCGCCTCGCTCCGCTATCAATCAAGATATGATTTGTTCATTTAAGACAGGAATAGGCGAAATTACATATAAAGCAATCAGTCTTCACAAGGAGGAAAATAAATAATGGCTAATTTCAAAGAGGTCAGGCTGACAAAGGCCGGCAGGATATTGCAAGCCAAGGCCGAAACAGGAACACCACTCAAACTTACCCGGTTCAAAATCGGCAGCGGTCAAATGACATGGGAAGAAGCCGATGTGGCTATCGACCTGAAGGAACCACGGGAAAGCATGGGCATTACCTCTAATACTGCCACAGTTGATGGCATCTGCAAGGTTCAATGCACTTTGACCACCAAAGGAATTCAGGAGGGCTTTTACGCCAGGGAGCTGGGGTTGTTTGCTATGGATCCCGATGTGGGCGAAATCCTCTACCTAATCGCATTGGCTACGGAGCCGGATATGATTCCGCCGGAATCAATAGGCGCTATTATCACTGTTGATTATTCGTTCAATATCGTGGTTTCAAATATTGATAATTTATCACTGAACATAGATCCGTCAGGGCTGGTAACAAGAGGTCAGCTGGAACCACTGGCAAGGTTGCTGCAGCGTAGCACCGCTTATAAGCTAGGTGATTTGCTTTATGACAGCAGGCTACGGCCTGGCTTTTTCCTGAAATGCATTCAGGCTGGTATAACTAGTGAAGAAAATTGCTACATTAACCTGCTGACATTGAATGACACTGTTGTAGATGGCGGTGTTATCTGGCAGGTCTGCAAGATGTCTGTCATGGATGGCGATGCCTTCAAGAAAGTTACCAACGGCGTTGTAGCAGGCAGTTTGGAACGGGCACAGGATTTTGCTGAGTTCTACCAGCAGAGCGATGGCAGCATTACACCTGCGCCGATTCGGTTCTCGACACCGCGGTTCATGCGGAATGCCGAGGGGGATATTATCGCCGCCAAGGTTCCTGTGCAGGCCGACGATGACAGCGATGATGATGAACCTGTGAAAGAGGTGGATGTGCCTGTGGCAACCAAGGAAGATATTAATAATATCATCAGCAAGTTTTCCTGATTATCGCTGATTAACATGGTTTATTTATCATTGAATTTAACGGCTGGATTTGAGGGTGCACACTGAAAGATGGCCGCTAAAGATATATAAATTTATTTTTTTCAAAAGGAGAGATTGTTTATGACTATCACTACTACTACCCCAGCAACCGCGCACGTTACCCTGGAACAGATTGACTCCATCACCGATGCCATCGCAGCCAAGGAAGCCACCAAGGTGGACAAGGTTGAGGGCAAGGGCCTGTCCGAGGCTGATTACACCAATACTGAGAAGAATAAGCTGGCAGGTGTGGCTGAGGGGGCTCAGGTAAACGTGCTGGAGGCCGTGAAGGTCAACGGCGAGGCACTGGAGATTACCGAGAAGGGCGTAAACATTGACCTGTCCGAATACGCCAAGTCTGCTGACTATACTACTGCGCTCCTGTACAAGGGCACTGTTGCCACCTATGCAGAGCTGCCTGCCGATGGTCAGAAGGTGGGCGACATGTACAACGTTACTGCCGCTGATCCGTCCCATGATCTGAACGCTGGCGAGAATGTGGCATGGAATGGCACCAGCTGGGATAACCTGGGCGGCGTTACCGACCTGTCCGGCAAGGTGGATAAGGAAGATGGCAAGGGCCTGTCTACCGAGGATTTCACCACCGACCTGAAAGACAAGCTGGAGGCCATTGAGGAGGCCACTACCGAGGACATCAATCAGATTGTAGCCAAGTTCGCATAAGCTGCTTCTGGTGATTTAGGGTTGCAGGGCTGGCATTTTGCCGGGAGCGTGCAGTTTGCCAGCCCTGCAATTTACTGGAGGTGACTAAAATCAATGGCACAGACTGGATATGTCAGCAAAACTGCCTTGGCACAGGTGGCAGACAGCATAAAGGATTATGTTGACAAGCACGATGCAGAGCATGTACAGCTGACAGAAGTTTCGGCAACTATCGGGCTGACTGCCGATGGCACGGGGTATGCGATTTCCTTGCCCTGGTTCAGAATAGAGGGCGGCCTGATAACTGAATGTGGAACAAAGACTTTCACGGTGCCGCAGCTGTTTAACAAATCTGCTGACGGCAGTGTGACCGTGCTAAATGCAAATTCATAAAAGGAGGAATGAAGTATGGCAACACCGTATTTTGGACCAGGCGGCCAGTCTATGACGCTGGGCAAAGATGAGGACAAGTGGAGTGATGTAGTAGCAGAAGCGGCCCACATCGACAGTTTCAAAGGAAAAGGCAGTGCTACTGTGCCGGTGTATATGGACGCAAACGGCGTGCCGCAGCCTGTCACCAGCTATGCTGGAAAGGCTGCTACAGCAGGAACGGCTGACACGGCCAAGGCCTGCACCGGCAACGCTGCAACTGCTACCGAAGCTGATACAGCCAAGGCCTGCACCGGCAACGCCAAGACTGCGGATGCAGCTGCCGGGCTGTCAATCGTAGACGGCAAGCTTTGCGCTACCTACACTGTTTGAATTTAATTTGAGGAGGAATACTAATGGCAACTTTGACAAAACCAATAATGTTGGACGAAACCGGATTGAAAATCGTAGATGCGATTAACTCCAAAGGCGTCATGGACATTATTAACAATTATGGGCTTTCCCATAACAGCATCTACCGTGGGAAGGACCTGACCAGCTATTTTGCTAGCGGGGAAATGTCCCAGGCCATCGCAAATGGTACGTTCAAGGACATCTACATCGGCGACTACATCATCAAGCCGATTACCGTGGACGGCACCACGTACAACGTAAAGTGGGTGGTAGCAGATTTCGACTATTACTACGGCGCGGGCGATACCGAGTGCGCCACCCATCACATCCTGATGATTCCGGATGTTACGGTACAGCTGAATGTAAGCATGAATGATACCAACGACACCACGGGGGCGTACCTGGGCTCAAAAATGTGGACAGTCAATATGCCACTGTACAAGACTGGCATCATCAACGCTTTCGGCGATGCACACGTGCTGAAGCACAGGGAACTTTTGACAAAGACTATGAGCCCTACAGCTACAAGTGCTGCCGGTGCTGGCTGGACTGGCTCCTGCACGGATTGGGAATGGGCTGACACCTGGGTTAATATCCCGAATGAGCCGATGGTATATGGTGGACGCGTGTTCAGTTCTTCCGGGTATGATGTTGGATGCGCCAACAAGCAGCTGGCACTGTTCCGCCATGAGCGTTTTTCCAAGAACAAGTACAGTGACGGTGCGAGAAAGTGGTTCTGGCTCCGTGCGGTTGCTTCCGGTAGTCGGTTCTGCACTGCCAGCCACGATGGCGGTGCCACCTACACCGATGCGTCCTATCGCGACTCCAACGGGGGCGTCCGCCCGTATTTCCTGCTCCGCTAACCCCAAACCACGCCCCTTTATGGGGCGTGTCAGGTTAGCGGCCTAGGAGGAATGAGAAATGTCAGTATTAGCACGCAACAGAAGCATTTCAAAGCTAAAATTTTACGTAAATGCAAAGAATATCCATGTCAAGCTGATGGATTTGTGTCAGCGGGATTTCGGCGTGAAGATGATAAGGAATATCGTAATACACAAAAACAGGATGGAGCCGGAGGACGCAGAAACCCTGGCAAATCTTGCGGAAAAGTATTACGGCACGCCAAAATTACCGGCGAAATATCCCGAGCGCATTGTTGAGAAATATTTCAATACTATATGGGATATATCCACGGCAATGCTGCATAACGTGATATGTGCCTACACCCTGTGGCCGACCTGCAAGGCAGAAGCGGAGGAACGGCGCATTTACCAGGACAGGGCCATAGCAAGCTGTGAAGTGCTTATTGTTGAGCTTGAGCTTGCATCGCGGGAACTGGATGTATCCGCCGATAAATATAAGCAGTATATCGCGATGCTGGATGAGGAAGTCGGCCTGCTGAAAGGCTGGCGGAAATCAGACAACAAAAGGTTCAAGGATTTGAAGTGATTAATTTTACAGGGTGTCAGCTGATTGCGGTTGCTTCCGGTAGTCGGTTCTGCAATGCCAACAACAATGGCAATGCCAACTACAACGATGCGTCCAATCGCAACTCCAACGGGGGCATCCGCCCGCTTCTCTGAGGCTGCCGCACCAACGGCAGGAGAAAAATGAGCAGGGAATGAGCTGGCATCCTTCCACACTTTGTGGCAAATAGGAGCTGTGACGATACCGGCCAAGGCTGTTGTATCTGCAAGCACAGCAGGAAAGGATAAAAAATGCAGGATTTTACCAGTGCCGATAATTTGCTGCGTGGCTACCAGCGCACAGTAAAATGCAGCGGCTGGAAAGAGGCTACCCAGAAATTCGGGCTGAATCTGATGAGGGAGATTTTCTCTCTGCAGGACAGCCTGAGAAACGGCACCTATGAGCAGCAGAAGGGCGCGATATTTATATTGCATGAGCAGGGCAGAAAGAGGCTGGTGAGGGCTCTGACAGTGAGGGATGCGGTTATGCAGCATTCCTTGTGCGATACAGTCCTCACGCCAGCTTTGTCCAGGTATTTGATCCACGACAATGGAGCTAGCCTAAAAGGAAAAGGTATCAGCTTCACCAGGCGGAGATTCGAGCAGCATCTGAGGTGGCATTATGCAAGATACGGCAAGGCCGGATATGTACTCAAAATAGATTTCCGCAAATATTTTGATAACATCCGCCATGATGTGCTCATGCAGGAAATATCCCGCAGGGTTGCTGACAAAACTGTACTGGACACAATCCAGAAGGTTCTGGCTGCCAATGAGCATGATGTTGAATGTGTGCCGGGCATTAACCCGGACGATGTGCTGTTCAACGCATTAGAGCATTACAATCCCGACCGGCCAAGGCCGGAAAAGACGATGCGCATATGGATGACCGCATTATCATCCACCCGGACAAAGAGTTCCTGAAAAAGCTGCTACTGGAGATAAAAGCTATTTGTAAAGACCTGGGGATTTTCGTGCATGACGGAAAAACGCAGATCATCAAACTGAGCAAAGGCTTCACGTTCCTGAAAACCAGGTACATCCTGACAGACAGCGGGAAAATCATCCGAAGGATTCCTAAAGATGTCCTGAGCAGGCAGAAGCGGAAAATGCGCAAAATGGCAGCTATGGTCAGGGACGGAGAAATTTCATACAGGGATTTCGCCAATCAATATAAAAGCTGGCGCGGTGACAAGAAGCGTTACCATGCCAGGAAGGTATTAGCAGAAATGGATAAATTATTTAAGGAGCTGAACGAACATGGAAAACGAGAAGCAGATCATCATTAACAGCAAAGAGCAGGAAATCATCAATCTCACAAATGATTTGACCAGTCCTGTGTCCGCCATCGGTGATTACAAAATCATCAAGTGCTATGAAGCCGCCCTGCTGGGTAAGAAGGATATGCCTTATGATGTGAATGGATTAGTTGAGCAGCGTCAGGAGGTGCGTGACAAAATCAATGCGCTCCAGGCAGAAGTCAAGGCTCTCAGGGCAGAGGCACAGGCTGAGTGATGAACGAGCTGGAGCTGAGAGAAACTTTAAGCAATAAGACGGTGGATGTGTTGGTGGAGACAATCGTTAGGTTGCTCCGCCTCATTTCCCAGCTGGAAATGGAGGTGCAGGTTCGTGAGGAAGATAAGAAATACGCTGGTAACAATCGTATTAACGGCATTATTGACAATATTGTCGGCACCGGTGATGGCAGCAGAGCATAATCTGGCTGACAGCGTGGGGGTTGACAGGTTTGCCCACTTCGGTATCAGCTACGTTATCAATGACCAGCTGAAAAGGAATGCGGGTTTCAATGATTTTTGGGCAGCAGCAACCACGCTGGCCATTGGTGCAGCCAAGGAAAAGTGGATAGATAAGCAGTGGGACAATGGTGATTTTGCCGCTGATTGTGCCGGGGTGCTGTTCTATCAGATTAAATTTTAGAGGTGAAGCTATGGAAAAAGCAGTTTGCTCTATAAAAGATTTTTTGCCTGGGACGGGAGGTGCCGGGGCGGTGGTAGGAGGGGTTAGTTCTGTGGCAGGCCTGATTGTAACTCACTTATTCGGCGGCTGGTCCGTGGGGCTTGAGGGGCTGGTAATTGCCATGATTATTGACTACATCACAGGCGTATCAGCATCCTTTTTCTGCCCGGCTCTTTCCCTGGACAGCCGTATCGGCTTTAGGGGCATCGTGAAAAAAGTGCTGATACTGCTCATGGTGTCCATGGGGCATATCATGGATGCGGTTATAGGCACGGAGCTGGTAATGCCGATGGTGCTCTATTTCTATCTGGCAAATGAGTGCCTATCAATAACGGAGAACATCGCAAATGCTGGTGTCCCGATACCGAATAGGCTGAAATCTACATTGAAGCAGGTCGGGGAAGGGAGATTGAAACGATGAAAAGAGAAGTAACAATTGATGAAATTGAGAATATGGCGGCATCCGCCAGAGAAACTATCTGGAACAAGGCGAAAACTGAAGGCAGAGAGCCGAAAATCTACCTGCACTGGACGGCTGGCAATCATACCACTGTATTTGAGGATTATCACATCAATATCACGGGAGATGGCAGCATCTATGTGACTACTGATGATTTGTCTGAGACTAAAAGCCACACTTGGCGGAGAAATACCGGCTCCATTGGCATCGCTCTTTGCTGCTGCTATGGCGGTGGTTCTGCCAGCCTTGGCGGGTTTCCGCCCACCGCAAAGCAGATAGAGGTCATGGCACAGGTCATTGACCGGATTGCCACTGCCTTGTGGCTGACTATCGACAAGGCTCACGTGATGAGCCACGGCGAGGCAGCGAATAACGAGGACGGCGGTGTTGGCACCCACAAGCCCTATTCCTGGTGGAATGATGGCTACGGGGATGGAGATACCCGTGGTGACTTAGAGTACCTTGGCACGGCTGAAAGCCCTGCATACAGGCCGTGGGCTACTGATGGCAGCCGCGGGGGCGATGTGCTCCGTGGGAAAGCTAACTGGTACAAGCACCAGCGGGGCGCAAGGTAACATCGATGCCGGAAAGAGGTGATAACATGCTGATTAACGGCGTTGAAGTCACAGTACGGAATATTCCTCGCATTTCAAAAGACGAAGTGCTGGCATATATTGCGTTGCTGACAAACGAGCATGGTGGCATCAGGCCACGAAACCTGATTATCGGCACAAACGATGCCGGTCAGGCCGTGCTGGACTATGAACTACAGGTAGTGCCCTTTGAGCGCATCCGGCGCATAACCGGATATTTAGTCGGCGGTATGGAACGGTGGAATAATGCAAAAAGGGCGGAGGAACATGACCGCGTGAAGCATGGACTCAGCGCGAAGTAAAAGTATAGGTAACTACAATAAAGGCACTTTCTGCGGCCTCTCAGGGGGATGTGGGAGTGCCTATTTAATTTTAAAGGGGGAATATGCAAGAGGAAATATTAGATATTGACTGTCGGAAGCGGGGCCGGGCGGCTCCGCTTTTTTTAGTGAAAAAATACAAAAAATCATTGACAATAGGCACAATGTGCCGTATAATATAACCATAGAAAGGACTTGAGGACATGAAAAAGTACAACATGAGCGAGATTATGAAAAAAGCTTGGGCAAACTTCAGAAAGGCTATGGGGACTTTTTCCAAGTGTCTCAAGGCCGCTTGGGCAGAAGCTAAGGGAGTAATTAACATGAAGGGTTCTGAGAAGCAGGTTGCATGGGCAGAGGACATCAAGGCGAATATGATCAGACGGTTCCAGGCAGATGTTGACTGGATGGTAAAGGGCGGCACCTGGTGCGGTGTTGTTGGCGAAGACAGGAAGATTTGGGTTCCTTCCAAGCCGGATTGGAGCTGCCTGAACCGCAATCATGTCAACGCAAATAACTACATGCAAATCGTAGACATTAAGGACGATGTTATCGGGTTTATTAACAGCGTTGACGATGCCAGGGTATTCATTAACAATCGTAACTATAATGCAATTGATTTCATTTATGCAAACCGCCCAGCCTTCCGCGCCTGGAAGCTTGGCGAATAATACAGAAAAAAATGGGGCTGGTACAGCAGCCAGCCCCCAAGAAAGGATTGATAATATGACAATTAAAGAGATGAGGGAGACCAGCGGGTTATCACAGATAAAGATCTGTGAGCTGACTGGCGTACCAACTAGGACATGGCGCAGCTGGGAAACAGGCGAGCGTGCCTGTCCGGAGTATGTTGTTAGACTTATAGAGCACTTTCTGAAACATGAAAATCTCTTATAAAAAATATGGAAAACATCTTAATACTATAATAGGTACGATAACAACCAAAAGGAGGAAATTAAAATGAGGAAGTATCAGGTTTTTTGTCAAGCAATTGATTCAAGGCAGTTTTTTGGGGAAATCCCGTGGGACAACATATCCGACGACTACTACGGCGATTATGTCGAAGCAGATTTTCCCCATGAGGCCATCGAGCAAGTAATGCAATGGATGGTTGAGGAGGCATCGCCGAAAAGCCATCCCGAAATCATCGATGATATGGTTGTGTATCATGATGACGAGGGGAATGTGACGAGTGCCATGGCTGATTTTTCTGCCTATACATGGTCCGGCGAAGAGGAAATCAAACAGGAATATAACATCCTGAGTTGTCATTTAGACATGGAGGATTTTGGTGGCGTTTTAGCAGAAATCGAGGTTGACGGAAAGAAAATAAGAATAGGCAGGCAACTTATCCAGGATGGCGAGGTTGTTCGTAAAGCTAATCCTATGGACGTCCAAGAAAGCGGTTGCTGGGACTTTGTCGGCGATGGTGCTATTGACGATGGCACTGCAAAAATCACAGAAATCTGTGATGACGAAGAAGAAGCCTGGGAAATTTTTGAGAGTGCAATCGATGAAGCGATTGAGATTGTGAATAAGTAAGATGGCAGAAGGGCTGGTGTAGCAGCCAGCCCCGATAGCTGAAAGTGAACAATATGATATTATTATGCCCTAGCGAAGTCGGTACTGAATTCAAATAGTTGTATCCAAATTGGCGCGGTATCAACCGCACCATAGTGTTTCTCAGGTATCCGAGCTTCAAGGCTCGGTTTTTTAGTACCTTTTTTTGTTTTTTCAGCTATTTGTGTTATAATTCCCGTGTATGTTTTCGCAAAAGTAGCGAATGTGTGGTATAGATAAATTTGAGGTGAGGCTATGGGATTTATTGTTGTTGCTGCCGGGTTTGTGGTATTTTTGAATGTTGCTATGTATATCCTGCTGCGTAGCTTTTGGGGGAAGCAGGGTAAAAAAGTGCACAGGCTGTGCCTGATATTAAATCTGTTATCGATTATAGGTATCGGTGTCGGCTTCAAGCCTGAGCAGGCCGTAGAGGTTACAGCTGTGATTATTCAATCTGTAACTATCTGGCTGATGCTGCAGATTTTTTTAATAGTCCTGCTGGCTGCAATATGGCTGGGCAAATTCTTTTTTACTTTGCTGGCAAATAGAAAGGCAACGCTGATTTTTTCCAGTACAAATATCGGCAGGTATGTGGTGGCAGTTATGGCGGCTGTTGCTCTGGGACTTAGCCTATACGGCAGTTTTGTGGAGAGGCATGAGCTGCATACCGTCGAGTATACCGTGCCGGTAGAGGGGCTGGGAGAGCGTCTGGAGGGCTATCGGATTGCCCAGCTGAGCGATGTGCATCTGGGGAGCTTTTATAGTCTGGAGGATTTTCGGGAGCTTTTGGAAAAAACTGCTGAGGAGCGGCCGGATGTTTTGGTTGTTACCGGTGATGTTTTTGATAATGCTGGAATGACCATGCAGGCGGCAAGGCTTTTGGACAGCTACAGTGACAGGTTTCCCCAGGGGATTTATTATTGCCGGGGCAACCATGAGTATATTCGGGGGATTCCCCTTCTGGAAATCGCCCTGCAGGATAAAAGGATTCATAATCTGGTGAATAGCAATGTCCTGGTGCTGGAGGACAGCCGTCCTTTGTACATAGCAGGTGTGGATTATCCGATGCAGCGTGAACAGTTTGACTATCTGGCAGAGGCATACACGAAAAAGGCTATGGAAGGTGTGCCTGATAATGCTGTAAAGATTTTGCTGGCTCACCATCCTGATTTTCTTAAAAATGCTGTAGAATATAATGCGGAGCTGGTACTGAGCGGCCATACACACGGCGGCCAGCTGGGCTTTGAGGGGATGCCGCTGGTTCCGCCGGTGTTTGAATACCTGCGGGGCTGGTACAGTCAGGGGGCTACCAGGCTGTATGTCCATCCTGGCAACGGCAGCTGGTTCCCTTTCCGCTTGGGCTGTCAGCCGGAGATTGCCATCTTTACGCTGCGCGGAAGGTAATATGGCAACAGCGTGAAAATATTGCAGTATCTGCATGGCATGTTTTATCAATATAGAGAGCAGCTTATATTCAAATAAAAAAAGCAGCAGGTGCGTTTTGTTAGAAACGTACCTGCTGCTTTTACTTTTAACATTTTTTATATCTAACATTTTTCCGTATAGAAGTAACAGCAGCGGGTGGCAGGAAACGAAAAAATGATATACAATTCTATTCAGAAAGAGGGAAAACGATAGAATTAAAAGTAGCAAAACAATATACAACAATATAATTGTGCGTGTTTTTTAGGTGAAGGAGACGTTTTATGACAATTCAGTTTGACAATTTGCACAAACAATTTCATCTTTGCAATGATAGCGTGAGTTACATTTTTAAGGTTTTGCGCAATGGCCATCTGGGACAGCTATATTTTGGCAGGCGGCTGCCCCTGGACAGGGATTATGGATATTTGCAGGATTTGGTGCATTATCGTCCTATGTCAGCTCAGGCCTATGAGGGGGAATATACCTTTTCACTGGAGCAGATTAAGCAGGAGTACCCTTCCTACGGCACTACTGATTTTCGTGAGGGTGCTGTGGAGGTGGCACAGCAGGATGGCAGCAGGCTGAGTGATTTCTGTTATGTCTCCCATGAGATTGTGGCAGGGAAGCCTGCCCTGTCCGGCCTGCCTGCTACCTATGCGGAGCAGCCTGAGGAAGCGGAAACCCTGCTGATAACCTTGCAGGATGCCCGGACCGGCATGGAGCTGGTGTTGTCCTATACGATTTTTGCAGAGGAGGCCGCTATCGCCAGAAGTGCCTGGTTCCGCAACAACGGCTCTCAGGTGGTCAGGCTGAACCGGGCCATGAGCCTCAGCCTGGATATGCCGGATGCAGATTTTGATATGGTGCAGTTCTCAGGCTGGTGGAGCAGGGAACGCCACAAGCTGGTTTCCCACCTGCGCCCTGGTATTCAGTCCATTGGCAGCTTGCGTGGCCAGTCAAGTCATACCCACAATCCTTTCCTGATTTTGAAGCGGCCTAACGCAGATGAAAATCAGGGGGAGGCAATCGGCTTTTCTTTGGTGTACAGCGGCAATTTCCTGGCACAGGTGGAGGTTGATACCTTCAATACAGCCCGCATCATGCTGGGGCTCCATCCTCAGGGCTTTAGCTGGCAGCTGAAGCCGGGGGAGGCGTTCCAGACGCCGGAGGCGGTGCTGGTTTATTCCTGCCAGGGTATGAACGGCATGAGCCAGACCTTTCACAGCCTGTACCGCAGCCGTCTGGCCAGGGGGGCATGGCGTGACAGGGTTTGCCCGATTCTGATTAACAATTGGGAAGCCACCTATTTTGATTTTGATGAGGACAAGCTGGTCAGGATTGCTTCCAAGGCAAAGGAGGCAGGCGTGGAGCTGTTTGTGCTGGATGATGGCTGGTTCTCCACCCGCAGGGACGATTACCACGGCCTGGGGGATTGGTGGCCTACGGAGGGCTTGCTGCCCAACGGCATCAAGGGACTGGCGGAGCGCATCAATGGCATGGGCATGAGGTTCGGCCTCTGGGTGGAGCTGGAAATGGTCAACAAGGATACGGAGCTGTACCGGCAGCATCCTGACTGGATTATTCATGTCGAGGGGCGCAAGAGCTCCCACGGGCGCAATCAGTATGTGCTGGATTTCTCCCGGCCGGAGGTGGTGGATTATATCCATGATGCCATCTACAAGGTTTTGAAGGATGCCAATATTGATTATATCAAGTGGGATATGAACCGCAGTATTACGGAGTGCGGTTCTGCCGGGTGGCCTGCTGAGCAGCAGGGGGAGATTTTCCATCGCTATATCCTGGGGGTATATGACCTCTATGAGCGTCTGACCAGTGAGTTTCCGCACATTCTCTTTGAGTCCTGTGCATCAGGCGGCGGACGCTTTGATCCGGGCATGTTCTACTATGCCCCGCAGGCATGGACCAGCGATGATACCGATGGCGGTGAGCGCATCTATATCCAGTACGGCACCAGCTATGGCTATCCTCTGTCCTTTATGGGCTCTCACGTTTCCATTACGCCAAATCATCAGGTATTCCGGGAAACCAGCCTGAAGCTGCGGGGGGATGTAGCTTACTTTGGCACCTTCGGCTATGAGCTGGATTTGGGCAGGCTGCCGGAGGAGGAGTTCCAGCAGGTCAAGGAGCAGATTAAGTTCATGAAGCAGTATCGGGAGCTGATTCAGTTCGGCACCTTTTACCGGCTTCTCGATCCCTTTGCCGGCAATGAGGCGGCCTGGATGGTGGTATCCCCTGACAGGAAGCAGGCTCTTGTGGGATATTACCGCCTGATGGCAAAGACCTGTACGCCATTTACCCTGACCAGGCTGCAGGGGCTTTTGCCGGAGGCTGAGTATGAGGTTCTGGTGGAGGGCAGGCAGGCCATGGGCAGCTTTGCCGGCAGTGAGCTGATGGCAGCCGGCCTTGTGACCACTGATGAGTCCTGCGGTGAGCAGAAGACAGCGGAAAAGGTGGCCTGTGGCGATTTCTATTCCCGCCTGTTTGTACTCCAAGCAAAATAATTCGGTAGGCTGACCTTGAGTTATTTGTTGTTTACCAGGTAGAGGCTGTATTTGTTTTCCCGGCACAGGCGGCGGTAGGCGGAGGGGCTCATGCCCTTCTGCCGCTGGAAGGCCCGTGTGTAGGAATCGGTCTTGGCATAGCCGCAGGAGTAGGCGATGGTTTCAATGGAAAGGGCGGATGATTCCAGCAGATGGCCGGACTTGTTGATGCGGCACTGCTGAATGTATTCATGCGGTGACATGCCGATTTTTTCCTTGAAAAGGGTGGTCATGTAGCTGCGGTTCAGCCGCAGGTAGTCTGCCAGATTCTGAACCGTAAAGGGTTCGGACAGGTGGCTGCGGATGTAGGCGAGGCCGCTGGCAACATAGTCATCCGCCCTGGCAGAGGGCAGGGTATCCTTTTGGGCTTCGGCCAGAATGGCGAGAAATTCATTCAGCTGTGCCATGCGGCGGAAGCTGTTGGCAAGCTGGACATCCTGAAATTCCAGCATCCTGTCAATGCACTGTTCCAGTGCGTGTCCCTGCTCCGGTGTGCAGGAAAATATCGGCTCCTCCTGGCTGAGTCCCAGGGCTTCAATGATGCTGCGGGCCTCACTGCCGCTGAAGGCTACCCAGATGTAGCTCCAGGGCTCGCTGGCATCGCTTTCGTAGCGGTTGACGAAGCCCGGCTCGATGAGGAAGCCCTGCCCCTGATGCAGTCTGTAGGTCCGGGAGTCCCCGTGATAGCTCTGGAAAACTCCCTTGCCTGATAGGATGTAATGGATAAGGTAATAAGGGCGCATGGCAGGGCCGTAATAATGGCCGGGATAGGTATGGGATTTGCCGAAGGTGGTGATGGATAAGCCTGCGCTGTGGGCAGTCAGCACAATGCCTTGTGCGTCTTCCATAAAAAACAGCTCCCTTCCTGGAGTTTATGATTTTTGCTAAAAGTATTGGATTTTCCTGTCAAGCTTCAGCTTGCTCTGTATATTACATAATGACTTTCTACTGACAATTGTATATCAAGATGTAACGGCTGACAATATGCTCAGTGTATTGAGCGTGTTTAAATATATATGTGTAGTTTTGCATGTTTTAATATTTTAATATTTTAAGGAGTGATGGGTATGTATATTTCTGATTTGCTGACGGCTGACTGCATTGAGCTGGCTGCCGATGTAAAGACCAAGGATGAGGTGATTGCCAGACTGGCGGAGCTGCTGGAGAAAAACGGCATTGTAACTGATAAGGCTCTTTTTAGTGAGGCTGTAATGGCCAGGGAGGCTCTGGGTTCTACCGGTATTTCCGCAGGTATTGCCATTCCTCATGCCAAGAGCGAGGCAGTGGCCAGGCCGGGTCTCAGCGTGATTACGGTACCTGATGGTGTGGATTTTCAGGCCCGTGACGGCAAGCCGAGCAAGATTTTTTTCATGATTGCCGCACCGAAGGATGCCAATGACCTGCATATCGAAATGCTGGGGCATATCTCGCTGATTCTCATTGATGCCGCCAACCGCGAGAAGCTGCTGCAGGCAGAGTCGGCAGACAGGTTCCTGTCCTATCTGGACAGGATGGAAGCCAAAAAATTCGTGGGGGTTGACTGAGGGGAGCCAGCCGCCCGGCTACAGGTGTAAGTGATTATAGTTTGTTAATATGGGGGTAAAGGTAATGGATAATGGTATTTCGTTTAAAGAAAAATTGTCATTTGGCATAGGTGCTTATGGTAAGGATCTGGTTTATGGTATTGTAGCCACCTTTGTCATGGTTTACTACACTGATGTGGTGCAGGTTTCACCTGCTTTTGTCGGTGGTTTGTTCCTGGTAGCCCGTATCTGGGATGCGATTAATGATCCGATGATGGGCTTGATTGTAGATAATACCCATACAAAATATGGTAAGTTCCGTCCGTGGATTTTGGCAGGTACGATTATCAACTCCGTTGTGCTGGCACTGCTGTTCCTGAATCCGGCTGATTTCCTGCAGGGGACGCTGGTATATGTATGGTGCGCCGTTACCTACATCCTCTGGGGCATGACCTATACCCTGATGGATGTGCCTTACTGGTCCATGATTCCTTCCTTCTCCAGTGATTCCAAGGTGCGTGACACCATGTCCGTGATTCCGCGTCTCTTTGCCATGTTCGGCAGTTCTACCATTACTACCTTCGGCCTGATGATTATCGCTTTTCTGGGGGTCAACATGGGTGGAACAGTTTCTGACGGTTATTTCCGTTTTGCCCTGCTGATTGCTGTAGTGTTTAATGTCTGCGAGGTTATCTGCTTCCTGTTCACCCGTGAGCATGTTGTTACTGAAAGCCAGGAGCGTATCAAGCCGGCTGATGCCCTGAGGATTATCAAGGAAAATGATCAGCTGCTGGTAATTATTGGACTGACTGTCATGAAGGAGTTTGGTATTTACCTGTTCCTGGGCATGAATATCTACTATTATCGCTATGTGGTGCTGGATGAAAGCTGGTTTGCCCTGTTCGGTGCGATTTCCTTTGCTTCCCAGCTGGTGGCCTTTTCCGCCTTTTCCAAGCTGGTGGAGATGATTTCCCGCAAGTCCACTTATCTTTTGTCTCTTGCCCTGCTGATTTCCGGCCTCCTTGGAATGTTCTTCTTTGCCGGTGCTCCTGGTTCCAGCACGGTGGTTTTCGGTATTTGTGCCGCCCTGTTCAGCATGGGTAATGCCCTGATCTGCGTATCCGGTACTGTTATGCTGGCTGATGCCTGCGATTATGGCGAGTTTAAGACAGGCAAGCGTACCGAGGCTATTGTGTTCTCGGCTCAGACGCTGTCCGTAAAATTCGGTTCTGCTATGTCCGGTGCCCTGGGCGGTCTGCTGCTGCAGTTTGTGGGCTATGTGCCGAATATTGCTCAGACTGAGCAGACTATCATGGGACTGAAGCTGTTGATGTTTGTCCTTTCCGCGATTATTTTTGCCACTATGATGTTTATCTATGTAAAATGCTATAAGCTGAATGGCGATTTCTACAAGGATATGCTCAGCATGCTGGAAATTACCAGGGAGCAGAAAAAGCTGGAGCAGGCGCAAGCCTAAAATAATGCAGGCTGCGCATCTTATCTGAAGCTTTGACGGATATGGTGCGCAGCTTGTGCTACAATCTGTATAGTTGCTTAGAAAAGAGGGGTATATAAATGAACAAAAACGGCTTTGATGCAGGCAGGCTGGCCAATCCGCTATATTATGAGGAAAATGTATTGGCTCCGCATAGTGATCATGAGTATTATGCCAGCATGGGGGAATTGAGCGAGGGGGTAACTTCCTTCAGGCGGACACTGAACGGCCTGTGGCACATTCATGTGGCGAGGAATGTAGCAGAGCGCATTGATGGCTTTGAGGCAAGGGATTATGACTGCCACAGCTGGCCTACCATCCGGGTGCCTGCCCATATTCAGCTGGAGGGCTACGGTGAGCCTCATTATACCAATACAACCTATCCCTGGGATGGCCATGAGGTAATTGTACCCGGGGAAATTCCTGAGGGGAACAATCCTGTGGCTTCCTATGTGAAATATTTTGTCCTGCCTGAAAACTGGGATAATGCCTTTATTTCCTTTCAGGGGAGTGAGTCTGCTATTGCAGTCTGGCTGAATGGCAGCTTCGTGGGCTACAGCGAGGACAGCTTTACGCCTGCTGATTTTGATTTGACACCTTATGTAATTGATGGTGAAAATAAGCTGGCGGTGCAGGTATTCCGCTATTCCAGCGGCAGCTGGCTGGAGGACCAGGATTTCTGGCGTTTCAGCGGTCTGTTCCGGGAGGTGTATTTGTATACCAAGCCTGCTATCCATGTGGAGGATATTTTTGTACATGCCTGTCCGACAGAGGATTATCAGTCTGGCCGCCTGAGCTTTGAGGTGCGGTGGAACAGCACAGCCGCTAAAAGGCTGCTGGTGAAGCTGTTTGATGCAGAGGGAAAACAGCTTCTGGATGAGGTGCAGGAGCTGGCCGGTACAAGTGAAAGCAGATTTGCGGCAGAGCTGCCTGGGGTAAGGCTGTGGAGTGCCGAGGAGCCGAACCTTTACAGGCTGCTGCTGGTGGCAGAGGATGCAGAGGGAAGGGTGCAGGAGGTGATTCCTCAGTATGTGGGCTTCCGCCAGTTCAGGCTGGAGGGCAATATCATGAAGCTCAATGGCAGACGGATTGTCTTTAAGGGAACTAACCGCCATGAGTTTGACTGCTATAGCGGCAGGGCCTGTGACCTGAAGCTGATTGAGCAGGATATTATCACCATGAAGCAGAACAATATTAACGCCCTGCGCTGTTCCCATTATCCAAACAGCAGCCGTATCTACGAGCTGTGTGATATTTATGGACTGTATGTGATTGACGAAACCAATCTGGAAACCCACGGCACCTGGATGCGCAATGGCGGTGATTTCCCTGATAAAAATACCCTGCCTGACAGCAATCCGAGATGGCAGGAGGCAGTGCTGCAAAGGGCGAGGAATATGCTGGAACGGGACAAGAATCATCCATCCATCCTCATCTGGTCCTGCGGCAATGAATCCTTCGGGGGCAAGACGATTTTTGCGATGCACGAGTATTTCAGGCAGGCAGATCCTTCACGGCTGGTACATTATGAGGGGCTGTTCCATGACAGGCGTTATAATGGTTCCAGCGATATGGAGAGCCAGATGTATACCAAGGCAGCGGATATCAGGGCATTTTTGCAGGAGCATAGGGATAAGCCTTTTATTTGCTGCGAATATACTCATTCCATGGGCAATTCCAACGGCGGCATGCACAAGTATACTGAGCTGGCAGATGAGGAGGAGCTTTATCAGGGCGGCTTTATCTGGGATTATGTGGACCAGGCCATCAGTGCCCGTGACTGTCGTGGCAGGGAGGCATTTTTGTACGGCGGTGATTTTGGGGACAGGCCTAGTGATTATAACTTCAGCGGTAACGGCATTGTCTTTGCAGACCGCCGGGTTACGCCGAAAATGCAGGAGGTCAAGTTTAATTATCAGAATTTTGAACTGCGGCCTGATGAAAGCGGCGTAAAAATCGTCAACAAGAGCCTGTTCACTGATGCAGGCAGGTATGCTTTGGTGGTTTCCCTGCTGAAAGACGGCGTAAAGGTCTGGGAGAATATCCTGCAGGCAGAGGCGGCTCCTGGCAGTGAGGCCTTTGTAGCTGTGAAATGGCCGTCCTACGGGCCGGGTGAGTATGTGTACACTGCCTCGCTGGTGCTGAAGCAGGCCGAAAGCTGGGCGGCGGCAGGCCATGAGGTGGCCTTTGGACAGCAGGCTGTATGCAGGGAAGCTGCCGGCGGCATGAAGGACTGGCTGGCAAAGCTGCCGGGGATGGATACAGGCCTGCCACTGGCTACTGGCAGCCAGCTGAGGATATGCCGCTCCGACATCAATATCGGCGTGTATGGAGAGGGGTTCAGTGCCATGTTCTCCAGTGCGGCCGGGACGCTGGTTTCCTACAAGTACAACGGTGTTGAAATGATTGAGGAACAGCCTCAGCTGAATTTCTGGCGGGCGCCGGTGGACAATGACCGGGGCAGCAGCCGCCATATTGATTGCGCCCTCTGGAAGCTGGCCAGCATGTATCGCAGGCTGAAAAGGATTCAGTTCCTGGAGGAGGGTGTCTGGTACACTGTAGACAAGTATTTCGGTGAGAAGGGCATCCGTGAGTATACAGCTGACAGCTTCCGGATACGTTTTACCTACTGTGTGCTTGACCGGCCTGAGGTCATGATTGTGGTGGAGTACAGTTTGGGGGCTGATGGCTCTGTACGGGTTGAGATGAGCTATGACAAGGTCGAGGGTATGTCGGAGCTGCCTGATTTTGGCATGGTATTTACACTGCCGGTGGAATATGACGGTATTGAGTATTATGGCCTGGGCGGCTGTGACAATTATTGGGACAGGCAGCAGGGGGCCAGGCTGGGGATTTTCTCCAGCAGGGCGGCTGAGGAATTTGTGCCTTATCTGCGGCCACAGGAATGTGGCAATCATTGCGGCGTGCGCTGGTTCAGGGTTACTGACAGGCGCGGCAGGGGGCTGGAGCTTTTTGGCGATGTGCCTTTTGAGGCATCTGCCCTGCCGTATAATGCCCATGAGCTGGAAAATGCCCGCCATCCATACGATTTGCCGCAGGCACATCACACCT